ATGAAAAGATTTTATCTAATCACAGCCCTATCAGTTTTTTTTGTGATAGCGTTTACTTTCAATAGTTGTGATGTCCCCAATACTGTACAGAAAGGTCAGGGAACTTGGATTTCAAAGCAGGAACAACTTCGTCGCACATATCGGGGAATCTTGGAAACAGCGTCATCGCAGATGCTTAAAACTTTGATAAAAGAATTTTCGCCACAAAGTGGAAAAGATGCTCAATATCTCCTTGACCTAAACAATATATCCTATGACGACCAGAACAATATGGTTTCAGCAAAAGTATTATTGACATGGCAAGCAAGGGAATTTTTAGCTGGTATTCCTTATGGAGAATGCCAAGTGTCAGGTACAATTTATGTATACATGCCTATTCGTACTTTTGATTCTACCGAAGTTATTCTTATCCCTGATAGATACAATGCACATCTAAGAGATGTATCGACCAATGCCAAGTGTGCCAAGTTAGAGCGAGGAATAAGAATAATTCTGAATTAGTTGATACTTCTCTGGGGTATTCTGTTTTTTGAGAGCTTGGATGTTGTATTCAGGCTCTCTTTTTATTGAAAAAGCAATGGAGATGGACGGTTGGCATTATATCCCGGAGTGCGTCATTCATCGGCAAGGCGGGCTTCTTTGAACTTTGCTTTCTACCTCAAGAAGGAATGTGTACAGCCTGTGCATATTGTACTTTCCATTTTCTAACGCAACACTATGGTTATAAGAACGACAGGTGGCGGGCTAGCCCGCCACCTGTCAAAAATCGTTCATAGCTTTGATGTTGAAATGGAAAGAACAAAGTACAAACGACTCACTCTGGACAATAGAAAGACCATTGCTAATTGCATTGGACTCGGCAAATCTGTCACTGAAATTGCCCAAATTCTTAGTGTGCACAAAAGTACGATTTCTCGGGAGATACGTCGCTTAGGAGAGCTTCAGGACTACCGCCCCTTAAAGGCTCATAAACACGCTCTCGAAGCAGGTAGCTTCCGAAAGAGGAAGATTAAATTCACCCCCGAAATACGCAAGAAGGTCAATTTCTATATCGCCGTGGAGCAATGGTCTCCCGAACAAATCTCCGGGTATTGCACTCAAAATAGGATCCCTATGATAGGGAAGTCTCGTATCTATGAGTATATCCATGAGGACAAGAATATGGGAGGAGATCTATGGAAGCATACGCGACATGCTCTAAAAAAACGTAAGACCCCTAAACTTGTTACAAGCCCCAAGCGGCTCAATAAAAAGAGCATTGAGCAGAGAGATCCTATTGTGCAAAATAAGGGAAGAATAGGAGACTGGGAGATGGATCTTATTGTTGGGGCACATAATCAAGATGTCATACTGACAATGGTAGAAAGAGTGACCGGATACGGGATGATTCGAAAGCTCAAGCATGGCAAGAATGCCAAGAAACTAGCCATACTTGTCAGCAAAGAAATGAAGGGGGTAGCAAGAAGAGGGCTACTGAAGACCATTACCACGGACAACGGGACCGAATTCTCTATTTATGAAATCATTGAGAAGGCACTCAAAGTACCTGTATACTTTGCCCACCCCTACTGCTCTACAGATAAACCTCATGTCGAATTATTCAATAAACTCGTAAGACAATACATCCCTAAGAAGATGGATTTCAGGCAAATAAGTCAAGATATGTGTATCAAAATACAACACAAAATTAATCGAAGATCCAGAAAAGGGCTAGGATACCTAACGCCAAGCCAAGTTTTAGGACTAACTTAGATCAACAATGTTGCGATGGAAGGGGGAATGTGCAAATTCAAAATAATTTGTGAGGTTTTGAAAAAGATGCTACTTTTGCATCTGAAATCTGTGAGGAAGCAGTTTCTCGGGGTGTAGCGCAGTCCGGTTAGCGCACCTGCTTTGGGAGCAGGGGGTCGTGGGTTCGAATCCCGCTACCCCGACAAAAGAAAGCGTAACGGCCTTTAAGCCAATCCGTTACGCTTGTTTTAATGAAAAAGGACGGGACAAAATCAAGCCAGCGTCCCGGACAGTCGAGAGCGGCCGATGTCACAATATTTTTGAGGACATGGCTAACATAGATGAAATAATATCCTACACACCCGCAGAGTTGCGAGTGGGGAAGGAGACGTATGTGTCTCTATACGCATACGATCCGACAGCGGGCAAGCTGCGGAGGAAACGTTACAAATTGAATCATATCAAATCTGCAGCCGAGCGCAAGCGATATGGGCGCGACCTTTGTGTACGACTGAACGAGCAACTTCGAAATGGATGGAATCCTTTCCTCGAGGTGGAATCTGTCAAAGGGTATGCAAAGTTCGAAGAGGCAGTAACAGACTGGATCCGCCGGCAGCAACGTATGCTGAAGGATGATGTGATAAGAGAGGCAACATACGTAGAATACGAATCAAAGGTTCGGAACCTATTGCGCTACAACTCTAAGCGGAAGTTACCGATTACGTATGTCTATCAAATGGATGCACGATTCTTGTCCGAATTCTTAGAGCATATTTATATAGACAGGGGGAATACGGCAAAGACTTATAACAACTACCTGCGCGTGATCAGCGTAATGTGTAAGTATTTCCTCGAGCGAGGATACCTGAACAACGACCCGTCAGTTAAGATAAAAGCGATCAGCAAAAATAAGCTGCCGCCCAAAGGGCGCAACCAGATCAGTGTGTCGGCACTCAAGTGCATATATGAGTATTTAGTCGTTCGAAACAAACATTACCTGTTAGCTTGCTACCTGGAGTATTACTGCTTTATACGGCCGAAGGAGTTGAGCATGCTGCGCGTAGGCGATCTATTCTACAAAGACCGCGTGATAGTCATACGTCGTGAGGTCGCGAAGAACAGGAAAGAGCAATTCTCGACAATGCCGGATGCGGTACTGAAGCTGATGCTTGAGCTGGAAATACACAAGCATCCAAGCTGCTACTATATTTTCTCGGATGGATTCGCTCCAGGCCCGACACAGCGCAGCGAGAAAAAGTTCCGCGATGAATGGATAAAAATGCGACGGGCACTGATGTTGCCGGAGTCGTACCAGTTCTACTCGTTGAAAGATTCTGGCGTTACAGACATGTTAGATAAAAACGTCCCGACCATCGCCGTGCGTGACCAGGCACGCCACTCAAGTGTAGCGATAACGGAGATATACGCACAAAAGAGGAGGCTTCAAGCGAATGCGGATATAAAAAACTTCGAAGGGGAGTTTTAATGTGATTTTCGTAGTCGTCATTTTGTAACTTATTGATTTATAGCGAAATGTCATTTTTTTTCGCAACCATGCCGAGTTTTTGTGTTTTTGCCTACCCCTACCTCATTTTTTTCGTCCAACCGTCCAACCGTCCAACAAACTTGCCTATCGAAATTTGTAAGAGATTGATAATTAGGCGCTTACAAAATCCAGCATGTAGGACGGTGCGGATACGGCTGTTGGTTCTGTTGGACGGGCGTTGGAAAGCGCATGTGCTACAAAAAAATCTTGCGCCACCCTTTTGCTATTCAAAAAAATAGCATTATATTTGTAGTGTCAAAAGGGAAACAAATATGAAATACAGCGAACTACACAGAAAGCTTAAAAAAAAAGGGTGCTACCCCACAGGGAAAGAGATGGCTAAGCACCCACAATGGTACAGCCCGATAACCGGCAAAACGTTTTACACAAGCCATCACGAAAAAGAGGAAATCCCGACAGGGACACTAAGAAAAATAATCAGGGAGGCGGGGCTTTAAGTCCCCTCCCACAAACGAACAAAGGTATGAAAGAGGTTATAGCACACATCGAAAGCAATAAGAAAGGTTTCTTTTCTATTTATGTAGAAGAAGATTTACCTTATGGCATCATTGGCGATGGTTATTCAGTAGAGGAAGCAAAGGAAGATTTTCTTGCTGTATATGAAGCCAGCAGGGCGGATTACAAAGACAGGACAGGAGAGGACATTGAGTTCTCCTTCAGATTTGTAATGGATGCTTCGGCATTCTTACGACACTATAAAGGAGTGTTGTCATTAGCCGGACTCTCGCACGTTGTCGGTATCAATAAAGCTCAATTGTCACAATACGTTTGTGGCACTCGGAATCCATCGCCCAAAACACAGGAGAAGATAAAGCAGGCGATAACCGCCTTTGCTGAAGAATTGAGCCACATGTTCGCTTGACCTTTTGACAATTCTAAGTGACCGGCTCGCCCCCTCTGCGTCTTTGCGCAGAGGGGGTTTCTCTTTGAATCGAGTACAAAAAAACTCCCTCTCGACCTGCGAGAGGGAGTACCGGATTCGACCGTTATGTGTCCGGATACTATCCGTGCACTGCACAGTGCCGGGTCGCCATGTCTTCCATACGCTCGACAAGGCCGGGAAGAGAGGATGCACTACAGCGCAACCAGATACCGGCAGAGCGCAAGCTTACGCGATAAGTGGTACGCTGGGCGCTTGGACTATGCTGTATCTTGCAGCGGACTTTCTTTGAGTCGGGAAAGAGCTCGACGGTCTTGCATTCCATCCATTCGAGGATCGAGACCCGCAGGGCTGGCAACAGAAAAGCGGCTGCCATATACGCTGTTCACAGATGGTAGTACTCTACTCCGAAGAGAAAGCCTTTTTATCTTACGTATAGGCAACCGCCGTTATCATAAGGGCATAAAAAAATGCCCAAACGTTGTTGAGCAAATTGACCGCTTGCCCTGCGAAGTAGGTACAACTACTATCTGTGAACACCACAAACGTAAGTATAAAAACGTTAGGTTCCAAATGAAACGGAAAAAAGCCCCATGCCGAAGCTCTCAGTCGGCATGGGGCGGAGGTGTGATAAGGGCGGAGAGTTACCGCCCGAGAGCTATAGTTTATCTGCAGCGCAGCGGATACGCTCGGAGAGGTCGCACAGTGCTCCTCTAAGCTGTTCCTTCTCGGCGTCATTAAAGCCATTGGGTTTGCCGTTCACATCGATCCCATCCATCTTGTGGTATAGCCATGATGCGGACTTCCCAAAATAACGGTGAGCAATGCCCCTCCATGAGATGTCGACCAGTATGTCTTGCATCTGATCTTTTACTCGAATGTCTGTTGTTTGTTCTGTTTCCATATTTATAAAGAACCTCGCCCGATCTCTCCTATGTTTGTCGGGCGAGGTGGTGTCAATAAAACGATGCCTATGGGCCTGGAGAGTTAGTTATTCTATATTGTCAGACGCTCGGCGGATCCTATCAGCCAAGTCGCATAATGCACCTCGAAGTTGCTCTTTTTCTTCCAGCGTGAAGTCGCTAGCTCCACCATTACTATCACGACCGTTCAGTTTATGATGCAGCCATGAGCGAGATTTATTGAAGTACCGCCGAGATATTGAGGCAAATGACACGTCAAGAAGAATATCCGAGAGTTGCTGCTTGACTGTTGTTTTTTTTACGATTACCGTTTCCATTGTTCTTTTTGTTAGCCCCTCCGCCTTTCGGCAGAGGGGGAGTGTGACTGTTTAACGTTCGAGGAGTTCTTGTAGTAGGGTGTCGATGTACCACTCTAATTCTTGCGCCCCATTCGGGTATGCTCTGTGGTAGTTCCTGATTGCGTTGATTAACTCTTCTTCTTTTTCCGTTAGTTTCATAAGCTCTTTGTTTTATTGACACTACAAAGATAATCAACATTTGTATATTATGCAAGTTTTCAGCATTTTTTGTGGGTGTGAAAAAAAAGACATTAGCGAATAGCATGCTCTCTATGATGCCGGACGGACAAGGCTTCCATACGCTCGACAAGGCCGGGAAGAGAGGATGCACTACAGCGCAGCCAAATACCGGCAGAGCGCAAGCTTACGCGATAAGTGGTACGATAGGCACTTGGACTATGCTGTATCTTGCAGCGGACTTTCTTTGAGTCGGGAAAGAGCTCGACGGTCTTGCATTCCATCCATTCGAGGATCGAGACCCGCAGGGCTGTTAGCCGCCGATGGGCCAGAGCTGCATCGTTAGAAGGTGTGAGAGAATCGCGCAGGACTTGCTGCGCAATGCGGATGACGGGGGTGGGGTTTTTAGTTGCCATTTTCTTTAGCTTTTTATGACTTAGGCGAACAAAAAGAAGCGGTCGCCATATTACGCTGCTAAAGAAAATGGTCTACCCCGAAGAGCAAATTATTTCACGTAATAGGCAACCGCCGTTATCACAAGGGCATAAAAAATGCCCAAACGTTGTTGAGCAAATTGACCGCTTGCTCTGCGAAGTAGATTACTACCATTTTCCTTAGCACCACAAACATAAGCATAAAAACGTTAGGTTCCAAATGAAACGGAAAAAAGCCCCATGCCGAAGGCAAATTATACGTCCAAACCATATTCTTTAAGGACTGCAGGTCTGGCGAACTTGGATGAACGTATGGTCTCGATGATCATTTCAGTGGTTGTGGAATCCAACGTGTGCTTATGGTTACATGTTAGCAACTTCCTGGTTGACACAATGCATAAAGTAGAGCAATCGACGAAACTATCATGTTCAAGGAAGTGGTGTCCGTCTTCCTTGCGAAGAGGCATATGCAAATCCTTTTTTTCTGAAGGGATATGCGAATTGATCCGAGAATTGATAATTACCCCGACACTCCTTTCTTCGCAAGTACTTAGGCCGAGAAAAATATAAAATTTCTGAGGGTCTTTCTCTTCGGGTTTTACCACCATACCCGACACCTCCTCTTTGGGAACCAAGTACACCTTTCCCCGCATCAAAGACAACGAGGCAACCTCAAAAGGCATTGCCTCAGACAGTTTCGTCATATATTACGATAGAGCCAGCTCTACGGCCATGTGTTCTTCCAAATACTCAATCATCCCTTCCGAAGCCTTTGCGGAGCGAGCAATATCAATAAGTGGCATAACTTTTGATTTTCCCTCAGATGCTCGTTTCCAATATTCATCATGGCTCTTTTGTTTGAGAACCTCAAAAGGTAAGGAAGCATACTTTTTGATTACCTCATCGAGAGTCTCTCTATCCGCTTCGGATAGATAGTTTCTGTCAGCATTCCTCTTCCCAAACAAAATGCATTGAGCATCCTGAATGCCTTTTTTAATCACATTTTGGAAGTCATGATCTCCCTTTTTGAAGAAATCGTACAGATTGGTAGGAACCGGACCGTATGGTAGCGCATGAAAGTCATCTGCGACCAAAGGAATACCATATGTAGCAAGATGACGACGCTGCCCAAAGTACAATACCTTGCACAAGTGGTATATATCGACGCCTCCTGTAATCTCCAAGATGTACAAAGCCATCTCTATGAGGATTTTCTTGTCCAAACGATCCATATCAAGAGTAAGAGTAACTACATCAAAAAAAAGATATCCTCCACAAAACTATAAACTATTTCTCGTTTCTATGCGAAACTAACAAAAAAAACGGGGCTTTCTCTTAAGAACGCCCCGTAATAACGACAGAAAAATTTATCCCTTGCAGCCCCACACGCTGAAGGGTAAGAGTGTGAGGCGAACGCCCTCACAGTAGAGGAACTTGATGCCTCCTCTGCCTGTCACTTCTCGAACGTGCTGCTTCTTCAGAGCAGACGTATCCCCATCTTGACAGATAGCGTTGAGCTGCTTGATGATCTTTTCTTTCTGCAAAAGAGAAATACCCTTGAAATTAAGCCCATAGGCGAACGAAAAGACCTCGTTAAAATGCTTACGCGAGGCTTTAGATGCCTTGTGCATCTCGCTGACTGTGACAAAGTGTACGATCTCCGTCATGTCTACTTGCTTTTGCTCCATAGCTTTTTGAATTTATTGATTATTGTAACGCCCCAGCCCAAACGGGTGAGGATGATAAATAACAGGATGCTACTGACAACGATAAGCGAAACGGGGAAAGCATTAGCAGAGCGCGAACTACGCTTTCGAGTGTCGGAATGTTCTTTTCGGGTGTCCACAATCCGTTTGCGCTCGACCGACATAGCACTATCGATGCGGATCTGCAGGATACTGTCGAGGAACAACAGCGTAAGTTCCGACTTGTAGCCGGATTCGCTCGACTCTCTGCGCTTGAGTGTTGATTCAGCCGCGAGGTAAGTACCGAGGCTATCCCTATTGTACTGCCTCGTTACCAGCTCTAAGTCTACCGACCCGGCAATCCACGAGTGTACTGCAGATGCAGCACTGGAGGTCGTGACGCGCTGCTCTTGCGTTTTCTGCACCTCAACCTCGCCTCGAGACACATCGCTCACGAGGCTCTCCGTCCTGTCCAACTTTATGCGCTGCGAGGAACTACTCTTAACCTTACACCCCACCAGACAGAATGCGACAAAGACGGTCGCGCAAACGGCGACGAATGTCAAAAAAGCAACGAGATCGTGCTTGCGCTTCCTGCTGCTCATAATGATGACAAATAGTTAACGATCCCCTCTACATGCAAGCTCACGATCGCTCTTCGCCCTGAAGGTGACAGAAGGAATTCTACATCTGAACGGTTATCCTGAAAGAGATTCTCCGTGAGGACGGCAGCGCAGATCGTATTCTTCAGTATGTAGAAATTGGCCTCCTTGTCCTTATCCCCGTCCGTCAAGTCTATGCGAATCGGGGTTTGCTTGAGCGAGTATAAGCCCTGCTCCTTACCGGCGGCCTGTATCTTAGCGTATTCATGTAGATGCCTGCTCGCCGCATCGTACAGACACTCCGCCAGCCGGTCAGACTTGGTGCGTCCGGGAGTCGTGTAAGCACTCCACCCGCCGGCTTGCATCCACTGGCTGCCGTCTCCTGCGGCATCGACGTGTATCGACACGAGCAAGACATTTGCGGAGCCCAGCTCCTTGCACACGTCATTGACACGCCGCACACGAGTAGCAAGCGATACGTCTATATTCTCTCGCACAATACGATCGGCCTCGTATCCCCGTCGACGCAGCTCTGCAACCACCTCTTCCGCGATCTCACGCGTGTAGAGATACTCACGGAGTCGGCCGTTCGGAGATCGCTTACCCGGCGTATTTTCGCCGTGTCCGTTGTCAATCAAAATCATGCCTCTTTTTCCTCCTCTCCTGTTTCTCGCACGATTTCATCGCGAACCATCTCACGAAGGCTGGATCGCAACTGCAACAGCTTATATCTGTACGTATAGTCAATACCTATGAGCGCGCCGGAAAACGTCAAAATTTCCCCGAATGCAACAAGGATACTCTCGTGAATGATTCCGAGAGGCGGCACCCAAAAGGCGCTGAACAACAGCACAACACCGACGAAAATAAGACCGCACGCGAGGTAAAACTTCACGGTTCCGGAGGGTCTTCTGTTTGTTGTCTTTTTCATTTTGTTTGTATCAATTACAGACCTGTCGAACTGTCAAGATTCGACAGGATGGGATAAATAATTATCGATCCATTATCTTTTCTCACCTCGTAAATGCTTCTTCGGGGAATGGAACGAATACCTCCCACGACAGAAGCTCCTCGCAGGAGGATACTGCTCTGGGAATTGTTCTGTATGCGAAACTCAAATCCATCGGGTAGGGACGAAGGGACGTTCATATATATCGTTCTGCCTGTCCCATTGTATGTTATCCGAGCCATCTCCTCCGTCACGCTAAAATTATTCGAGGTAATATAGGTGCGAGGGATAATGACACCGTTAATCTTCGCCACCCAGGCAGTCGCGCCGGACACTTTCTTTTCCGCGAGGAGCAAGCCAGAAGCTTCTTCGTGCGACAGTTTCGCAGCGGCTTCCGACTGATTGACAACCAGCCAGTAGTGTTTGCCGCGAATTGCGACCGCGCGAAATGTCAAAACGATCTGCTCTCCACACGCAATCTCCTTGAGCGCATGTGTGCCGTTCGTGGACCGCGGGAAATACGCGGTACAGCCGGAGATGGACGAATGTGCAATCCCTCCACCGGGAGCAGTCGTTGTTGTAGTCTGCAGTATATCATGACTCCCGCCGAAGACGACCCCTCCACGGACAGAAGATGCCGTATTGCCATGATAATGTACATACACACAGCGATCGTATCCTCCGCAGTAGGTATTTGCGTAAGACTTGAATAGCGATAACTCGCGCCCTTCCATCACAGCCGGATCAGGCAGGATGAAAGGGCTATTTGCAAACGCAATATCGATTGTGTCGCAGACGTACGAGTTACCATTCTTTTGCATCGCCTTCGCCTCTATTTGCGAGATGAGAGAGAGGTATGCTCCCAGGGAAGGAACCTTTTGAGATAAGTGAGGAGTTCCAAAGCTATCCCACAGATCGTTGACTGACTGCCCGACCTGTACGAGCTGCTGAGCCTGCACAGCGTCAAGCTCAGCTACCAAATCCAATACGTTCGCCTGCTCGCTATGCATTATACATTCAAATCAAAATAGTAAGTACCCATTTCACCATCTCCCAGCAGGAGACGGACGTCTACAGACCCGGTCGCCGTCACGGTTTTTTTCAACGTATCCGGGCCGGACGTATTTTTTTTATACCACTTGATTGTTTTACCGGAGCCTTGCACTTGTTTTTCGACTCCTCCGATAGCCCAGCGAGGGACCAACGCCACGTACCCCCCAACGCCGTCCACGACCTTGCCGTTCCGAAAGTCGCCAACGCGGTCGACGAAAAGACGGACGTTGGAAAACTCACCGGCCTCTTTGGCATTTAAGACAAGAGTCTTTGCGCTTAGCGCTTCCGCCGCGGCAGAGCCAGCAGCGTCCGCCTTTTGCTGAGCAAGCGTTGCTTTGCTGTTTGCGTTAGATGCGGCGGTATTGGCCAAGGACGCCTTTTCGGCTGCCGATGCAGCCGCTGCATTTGCACCCGAAACAGCCACATTAAAAGCAGGGATCTTATCCGCAGCTGCATATTGATCAGAGTCCGATCCGTCAGCATTCTTCCACTTTCCGGTTGCAAGGTTGATCTGGGGTGTTACTTCCGCCTTGAAAGATTGATCAGCCTTCAGCTTGCTGGCTGCAAGTGTCGCCGTAGGCTCTTTTACCTTCTCTACAATATGGGCAGCGCTTTCAGTCACTTTCTGCTTGAAGTGATCTGCACTATCGTTCTCCTCAACTTTAAGAGTAAGCGTTGCAACGGAGACCGACAAATTAGAGAACTGCCCCCCTCCGATCTCATGCCATCCAAAATCGGCGGGGCTCTCCGGATCCCCTTTAACCGTTCGGTGAAATTTGTATTGAAACATATTGAGCCCTTGAGCGGACTGAGGGCTCTGTGCGTCCACTTTAATCGTGTAGATGTCTCCTTCGTGTTCAAGGCATTTATCTAAAGAATTCCAAAGCGAAGCGGGCTCGTTGGAATTAGTCGGGATAGCGTTTCCGTAATGATATTGTATCGCGTTGTCAATTATTTTCTTTTTGACAATAGTCATGTCTGCACTCAAAGCGCCGAGCGAAGACTGATTTCCCTCATTGACGGCTTCCTGCTCCGCTTTAAAAGCCTCCAAGCCCCCGATCTTACCCTCCGCCTGCTGTAGCTTTCCAGAGATCGATATCTGGGTCTGGTGAAGCCCCTGTATCTTGGACTTTTTGTCGGCTTCAAGTGCCGTCGAAGCATCGCCCAGAGAGGCGTTGAATGCAACGACCTCCGGCGCGGACTGATTCGAATAGTCTATTTCGTTGTTTGCGTCCTTGGTCACGATGGTGGACAAAGCCGTGTTTATCGCATTTATAAGCAACGTCTTGTTAGGCAGGGTTGAAGCTTCCAGCTCTTTTATTTTTGACAAAGCAAGAGAGGATGCAGAAAGAGATAGACCCGCGCCATCCTTGATAGACGCAACTATTAAAACTTCTGATTTCATATTCGTTTGTGCTTAAATGTTTCAATTATTCGGCGATCGTCCGCGTCTGAAGTTTCGAGCCAGAAGCGTAGCTTATCCTTATATGCGCGATTAAAAGAGACCTCGTGCTTGCCGAAAGCATAAGCCTCCCACTCCGCATCCGTCATGCCATCGTGGAATCCCGTCTTACTCTTACGCCGCCACACAAAATTTATCGCAGGATTCATTTCGAGCACCTGATCTGTGATATCTTTCCCATTGAATCTCACACCGACACTGATTTTCGCGGATGGCTCCTGCTGTAACAACAAGCCCTCGCTTGATCTTACGAAAATCGAAAGATTTTGCGCGGCGGTAATGGATTGGTCAATCGTGACAGCGGTCAGGTTCGTGTATGCTTGAGCCTGATTAAATGCCTCCTGCTGTGCCAGGGTTGCATAGCCGAGAGCGGTTGCATTGCAGTCCTCTCCCATCAGCGCGAGCTGCTGGAGCATTTGATCAGTAAGCTTATCCTTGAGCGACTTATGCGCGATGTATAGCACTTTGCCGTACCGACCAAGGGCGTCCTCGACGGCAACGATGAGGTCTTGAGCAGTATCGACGGCAAAAGGATGCTCAACGAAGTATGCACGCAATGCATCCAAAGAAGCCTGCGCCTCTCGATCCGCGTTTGTGAGAGCGACCTTCACTACGTCCACAACACTGCCGATTATCTGCTCCTTGGACGCACGCAGTGTCTTGAGCTGTGCGCTGAACGATGATAAGATCGCCGTGTTCACGGAAGACTGTATGCCGCTCTGCGCAAGATACCAGGCTGTGTAGTCCTTGATCAGCTTATCGATATAGCCCTTAAGCGATTCTTGCATGGAGCCGAGCAACTGATTATACCCGATGATGCCCCAGACATTATTATAGAAGCCCGCAAAGAATACCCCCTCACCCGCGGACAAGGGTGCGAGATCAGAAGGGTGAGGGGGTAAAGGAAAATCCACCGATGGCACCGACGGGAATGAGGACGGTGGCGCGTCGAGTATCCCGACGTTCAAAAAGTTTTCGCTGTCGGACAGCTCATACGTGAAGCTGTAATCGTAGATATTATCCGCAGTCGAGCTCTCGCTTCCAGACTCGGTTATAATGATCGCCTGCAGTACACCGTGCCGATAGCGATATCGGTATGGCGATCGCAAGAAGTCGAGCAGCCACAACCGCTCGCGGACAGAAATGCTGCCGGTGTTCTGCTTCCAACGTGCAGGCATCTCAACGTCGTAGGTATGAGTTTCATCTTGTCGAGACAGGGTCTTATCCTCCGAGTTGATAAGCATCACTTCTTCTCCAAAGAAGCGAGCCGTATCCATTCCGCCGAGGCCGTTCTGCCAAAAGAACCAACGCTCATCCTCGCCCTTAGCAGAGTCGAGGACGTACTGCATCTCTACTCCGCCGGAGGTGGTCACCTTGTAATAAGTAATGTAGTCGCCGTCAGCGACGTTTATCACTTTTTGGACAGCCGCCGGCGATACGTCGAACGTGAAGACGCCCGTGCTCGTCATCTGCTGCGATAGCCCTGCAGCCGAGATAGGATTAGTACCTCCATTCTTTGTATATACAGTATATACGACGCCATCTCCTGAGCGGAGGTAGAGAGTAAGCCATTCCGGCTGATTATACATCACATATTTCCTCCGAGGCTGCCAGGAGAGGGGATTTTTTCGCAGCCACTCCTCTACGTTGTCATCTACACCCGATATACCCCCGCGTATCACGCGGAAGAAGAGTGCCGGCTGATTCTCGCCCATAAGCCTGACCTTGACGTCCAGCAGCATGCGCTCCTGTTTGACGAGACGTGCGCCGGGCTCGAGCATCTGAAACTCGAAGTAAGGACGAAGCAAATCGGAGAGGTCGATCGTGACACGACCTCCGAAAGGGGTATAGCTCAATGGTATTGTAGCGACAGGAGAAGAGCCTGTAGATACAGCAACAGAAGCTGACAGGGTGGACTCATCAGTCTCCACCGTTATCGGCTTTAAGTTTCCGAGGTAGTGCACACCGGAAAGAGTGAAAGATTCAAGAAATCTGTACATGTTCGCGTCTCTTTACAACACAAAAAAACGCGCGCCGGCGTTGGCGGCAAAGGACAAGAATTATAGGGCCTTCACCTTCAGACAGAAATAAAGGACGAAATAATCCAGATGCGGTACGTTCGGCGGATTGTTCCCATTCCCACCACCCGGATCAGGCTCTATATTATCCGGGGGAGTAGTGGCTTCGGACGTCTTGATCTGCGAGACGGCATACACGTAGCAGCCACCTGTTGCGATCTGTTCAGGTGTCGGGGCAGGTACGACACGATCGCCACGCCGCTTGAAAGCTTCGGACAGCTGGTTGATAGCGTCTCCCCAGTAGTAAATAGTATTCGCCGGATAGTCGTTCCCCAGTCCTGTCGTTGGACCGGGGTCGAAGTCATGCCCTTCCGGGCACTCATACATATCGTCGGCAAAAAAGGTAACATGCGATACCGGAGCGTGCTCCGGCACAGGGCTGAAACGCCATCTCCGCTCGATAGACCATGAGTGCGTCGGGAGCTGCGACATAGCCGACTTGAGCGAACTGATGTAATCAACGCTCACAAGATACCCGGCGTCAAGACTGCTGAGGTGCGGCTTCATCGTGAGAGATCGCAGCTTGAGGGTGGTAATGGAGTCCGACTGGGTACTGTAATCGATCGACTCGGGCAAGAATCGATTGCCGCACACTATGATCGGAGTCGTAGCGGAGAGCGTCATCTTGTCTACACCTCTCAGTTGCACAGGCACCTCCGCCTCGGTCAACCCGTATCGCAAAAGTTCATCGTACTTTTTCCCAAACAAAGCGAATAGGCCTTGCTCTCCATGATAAAGGATAGACTTACCCGATTGCACATCGATCAACCCGCCCTGCCTCATACCTCCCGGTCCGACAGCAGGCAGGGCGAACATAATTGGAAGTTCTCCCTTGCGATCCTCTTTGTCCTCCTTGCCATCCGACAGACGGCAGAAGGAATTAAGCCAACGTCCCTCGCCAACTTGCGGTATCGCGACATCGCTGAAGGCTGTATCTGCCAGCGGAAGCTGCATCGCGGGCACAGTATCTCCGCAATCGACCACCTCGGGGTCGTAAGACTTGTGCTCATCTATATAGTCTGCAATAAGCGAGCCGACGGCAAGCAGCTTTCCAGTCATATCTCGCAGAACCATGTACCGGTACAGAATGCCTGTTCGCACATCTACACAGAGCCCGAATCGCTTTCTCAGCGTTTCTTTTAAGTTCTCGGTCTGCTCGAAACTTTCGTTGTCCACGCCTCGAGGAAAAGAGGGGCGGATATAGGATGCACTCTTGAGTTCCAGTCTTCGATACCGCACCGGATAGCTGAAGGTCGGCTTGCCGGCAAGTCGATCCGTCATATCGGTACTATCCCCCGACAACAAGCTATCGAAGTGGACGAACCGGACAGAGGTCGTGGATTCGTCCACGACCCATCGAGATAGGAACTTACCCTCCACGGCAGATAGAAGGTCGCTCACCGAACAGTCAGGGGCAAGCTGGAGCGGCGTTATATAGCCGTTTGCCACCGTGTCGTAGTTATGATTCAGCAACACCATATCCCGATAGGGGTGCTCGGACAAGGCGCCCCAGTCTACGACCTTATAGCCGTAGTGTTTGAATATGCGAGCAAGCAAGGGACGCAAGCGCAGGAAGGGCGTGAGCAGAAAGCCGGCAGGGATCACAGTCGTCTGACCATCTATGTCGATAGTGCGATCCTTATGTGCTGCAAATACCCGTCCCGTGTTGGCTATTGTCTCCCGGTATTCATTCAAAATATGAGCATCCGCAAGCAGCGGGAAGATGTCTATCAAGTCTTCATCCGTCATCTCGTTCTTGCGCGCGACGTCCTCAAGGTGCAGCATTGCAGCTGTGGCAGTGGTATAGTCGAGACGCGTGTACTGCTTCTCGATTACGGTAGACAGCTTCTCGGACTGCAGGGCGGAGTACATCTGTCCCATATTCAGTATGAAGTTGCACTCGTATCCCTCTGACTCGTTTGCTGAAAGCAGTGCCATTTTTGCCGGATAGAAAAAGACTCCATCCTGCAGCGTGACATCGAAGGAGGTCTTGATACTCCCCAGCCCGACATCGTGCGGGAATCCCAGCAGGCGGGCATTGTTAGGGGATGGCGGGAGCTGCACGGGGACGCTATGCTCTCCGTACTCAGAGAAGAACGGGTTTATGCGACTGATCTCGACTGAGAAGTCGACAGGGAGATCGAGTTGTTCTCCCGATTTCAGTTTGATAGTCATTACTTTTTCTTGGCTATGGATGAACCCTTGTCGACAAGCGCCTGCTTGCGCTGAAGCTCAGATAATACGACAGTCGAACGAATCCCCTCCCGACCTGCGCGCTCCATCGTATCGATGAATCGCTCCATCGCACGCACCGCGCGATCATTGCTGCCGACTGGCAGAGTCGCCGGTGGGGGCGTGTCTACTCGTGATGCGGATCCTGCGATATATCCGCCGGACTGGTGACCGACCAACTGCCGGCGCAGCACGGCAGACATATCGATAGTTCGGATCTGTCCGCTCAGCTGCGCGGCATCGAGCAGCCGGATTATAGGAGCAACAGTGGGGTTAGACAGGGCATCGTTGCTGGCCACCCACTCACGACTGCGACCAGCCGGCCCATCGCCGACAATCACCGTCGGGCGATCTACATAGCCGCGGCGGCGTGGCTCATGCAGGGCGCGGAAACGCTTGCCGTCCTGCTCGCGCTCTACATCTATATATCCGCCATCTTCGCGTCCACTGGCCACACGCATAGGCATGCCGGAGGTGGACGAAGAAGAGCTTCCTCCACCTCCCGGCTGGGCGTTCTTAACCTTCATCCTCTCTTGATTGGCAACAGCGAGCTGGAGCGTGCCGGCAGCAGACATGGCAACGGCTGCAATCGGTCCGGCAATAGGACCAAGTTCCGCCATAGCCCTCATAACTGCGACCGCTGTATTGGCAATGATTTCCGAAGCTTTGATGATGAAGTTTATATCCGCATATTTCTTCTGAATAGCAAGCTTCTCGGCTTCCTTCTTTTCCTCGATCTCGCGCAGCTTTTCCTGATTGCCTTGTGCTGCTGCGATCTCGGATGCATACTTCTGATCGACAGCGATCATTTCCTGCTCCTGCATGTAGCCTGCAGCGGCAGATGCGATTTCCGTCACCGCCTTCACGGAGAATTCCGTAAACCGCTTCCTCAAGTCTGCTTTCTTCTTTTGATACTCTTGCTCCTCGAGCAGCCCCTGGCGATGCTGATCACGAAGAGAGATCATCTCTTGAGCAAATGCGGCCAGCTGCCCGGCAAAGCCCATGCCCGCGATTGTTTGCAGTTTTTCAGCCTCGGCGTCGATTTCGATTTTAGCTTTTGCTTGAGCATATACGGCTGCCAGCTCCTGCTTCGTCTGTTCGTTGTCCTTATACTTCTCAAGCGCTTGCTTGTAGTACTCATCGAGTGCCGCCAGCTTCATCTTGTTCTCAAGCTCTTGCCCACCGAGACCGAACTGCTGCCGCATTTCATCAGGAGCTTTGCCGGCTGCAATGGACTGCTCGGCTTTTGCCTTTGCTTCTTGCTGCTTCTTCTGCACCTCTTTCCATGCCTTCTCGCCGATGGCGGCTAAGGATGCGTTAAGAGCGATACGCTTGTCGATGATGTCTTCTTCAGATTTGAGTATAGCAGCAGAGGCTTCATCGAGCGCTCGCTTCTTATCCTTGCCGTTCTTTATCTCAAGATTCTCAAGAGAACGATACAGCTCTCGATACTGCTCGAGGCGAAAGTCCGCAGAGGCTTTCTCCGTAGCAGCAACGATAGACGCATAGGTCTCAGCCGTAATCCGTCCTGCAGCTTTCTGCTTCTTGGCCTCCAAGCGGATACGCGTCTGCGTCTCTTCGAAGAGACGTATTTCTTCCACCGAGGCGCCCTTTATAGCCTCTATGCGATCTTTCTCCGTCTTTGCGACAGAGTCGCCGGTATCCTTAGAGGTGCGCCCGAGCTCACGCAGGCGGTTTATCTCCTTTTCGATGTTTTCGATTTTCTTGTTCTTAGCCGCTATCTCCGCCTCGGAGGTTTCCGGCATCAGCTTAGCCTGCTCCAGTAGCTCCTCTTGCACTTTGATCAGCGATACGGTTGCGGCCGCCGTCTTGGACGCACCGGAGGTGAGAGATTGGGTAGAGGTCGTGATCTCTTTGTCGAGAGCATCTATCACAGACTGATTCTTCTCCAGCTCTGCAGTAGTCTTTTCGAGAGCACGATTCGCCGCAGACAAATCGGACGCGAGCCCACTTGTCTGCATCCCGACTCCCAGCTGCCGCATGCCGGATCCGGACAGCTTGCTGTTCGCTTGGGAGCTGACGAGACTATTGCGCAGGTCGTAGTCGTCCTTCGCTTTCTTGACAGCCGCACGGTCTTTCTCTTGCTGCTTCTCCAGTTGCCGCTTCTTTCTGTAAGCCTCTTCCAGCTCCTCCTGAGCTGCCTTCATTTTTATTTGCTTTTCGAGCTGCTGTAGGTACTCACTTATCGCAAGGGTGTTGTGATTGATCAGTACGCCCTCTTCCGTGATCGTGGCGTTGTAAGACGGCATGATCTCTTTGAGCTTCTCGATTGCTGCACGACGAGCGTCGACGCTCAGCTTGTTGTTCTCGATCGTCTTCGATAGCACGTCCACCTTGGCCGCCTGCGTGTGAAACTCTTCCGTCGCCTTTTTGGAAACCTCCATCAGCGCTTTTTTCTCGGCCGTCAAGGCCTGCGAACGCCTGTACAAGGTATAAAGAGCCGCTCCTGCGGCAGCAACGCCTGCCGCCACCAAGCCCCAAAGGTTTCCCTTCATGGCGATGTTCAGCATCCTCATCGCGGCCTTGGCACGCAGGATGTTGCCCGTCAAGAGAGCATAAGCGGAAGAAGAAGCGATGACGGTCACACGCTTAGTCGCAAGCCAAAAAGTGTGTAGTTTCTCCAATACAATAGCCCGGCTTACCGCGGCCTTATACGCCACGATGGCAGAGGAGAGCGAATAAAACAGCAGCGTAATCTTTGACCAGTGCTTCTCGATCCAGGAGAGGGATCGATCGAGGGAGTCGACGAACCCCGACTCGATCTTGTTGCGCATATCTGAAAATTTGACGAGATAGCCCCCTATCCGCTCCTGCAAGTTCTGCCAGCGGACCGCGCGGCGGACATCCGCCTCAGCTGCTGTATCCAGGCTCTTGCCCACCTTTGCCATCTCCTCATCGACAATTTTGGTGACAGCAGCGGAGAAGTCGCCGGTGCGCTTGAACTCCTCATTGATCCGCACAGCCGACAGCCCCAAGTTGTCGAGGATGAGCACACTCTTGCGCCCAAGCCCCTTGACAATAGACTCAGAGAGATACTCCACGCTCTCCCCGGTATCTTTAGCGCGCTGCTGGGCAAATGCCAGCAGCTTACCCATGTGCTGAATAGGAATGCTCAAATTATCTGCTTGCACGGTAAACCTCCTCAAAAAATTGTCATTAAGTAGACCTTTTGTCTGCTCACGAAGCGAGGAGAGATAGTCCTTGTTGGCAATCCGGCTGAAAGCCTCATCGATACCCTGTGCCACGCCGGCGATACGGATACCTTCTCGCACGAAATCCCGAGCATTCCTCAGCCATGCGACTAATGCGACAATTCCCCCTTGCATAGACACCTGCAGCTTCACTGCACTTTTGATCGTACCACAGATAGAGTCATCCAGTCCTCGTGAGCCGGCTGAAACCCTGTCCATTTGTTTTCGAACCTCTTGTAGCCGAGTGTTGAGCTTCTTCCACTCCGCCGGATGCAGCGACTTACTCGTAGCATCCAACTGAGCAGTAAGCCTCTTCGCTTCTCTCTTGAGCTGCGAGTAGGACAGATGTGTCAGGTCTAACGACTTCTTGAGTCTATCAATCTCAGCACTATTTTTGGACATTTCCTTAGCCGCCTCTTTATATGCAGCTTTCAGATTCGTGTATGCCTGTGTCTCTTTCTTGCCCAGCATTTCGAGCTCGCGCATCTTAGCTGCGCGAGCTTTGTTTGCCTCGACAAGTTCCCGGTTAGCTTTACTGAGGCGGTGGATCTCCTGCTGCGCCTCCGTTGCATTTACGGACAGTATAAGGTTTAAGACATCATCTTTTTGCTTTCGTGCCATATCTCATTGCTTTGACAGAGGCGAAATTCCACAAAAAAGCCCCCATCCTAAAGGACAGGGGCAATCTGCAATTGGTGCGGTACGGAAAATATCAGCAACCCCAAAAGAGGGCTTTCACCAACGACCAGATAAACCGGAGCACAAAGATTGCTACTACGAGGACTACCACCCACAGAATAGACCAAGGCTCAGATACGCATATCCAAACCGCCGTCAATCCCAACAGAGGCAAGAGCAACCCTCCAAGCCAAAGGCCATCACGAACATCAAGAATCCACTCCAGAAATAAAAATACAGCACTCAAACCAACCGAAGCGAACAGGATATACAACAGCCCGTTCCAAAAGCTTCGGTCAGTAGCAAAGAGATGGTCTCCCAGCAGAAAAGTAACAAACAATAGTACGAGGATTCGAGCGGCAAAAAACAAATCTTTCATCTTTATCGTCTTTATGAGAATTATTTATCTGTCAGCTCCTCCAGCTCACGTCGAATGGAATCCTTGACGCCAGACCTGAGTCCGTATCGAATCTCAGGGATAACTTCTCGATAGAGTACGCCCCAAACCAGCCGATTGTAGAGCGGAGCTCGACCGGAGGAGCGATAAGCCGCACCCTTGGCATACTTGATGTCAAGGAAACGGGTATAGTCCAGCGTGCGCAGGGCGTAGCGTTCGCCCGGCTTCTCAACTGCAAGCGGCACACTCGCGAAGTGGCTACGCATATAACCCGTACCGCCTGTGTAGGAGCGAGCGGCAGCGCGCTCCTGCATCTTACTGATGCGATGGAACCCGCTACCGACTGTGCGATGTATGAACTCGCGTTTGATCATCGAAGAGGTTATCATACTGCTAAGATAGCTCTATTTCTCCTTCATCATCCAGAGAAAAGTCATCGACTGGGAGCCTCGATGCATCCCGAGGCAGAAGCCAGCCTCGGTGAGAGCGTCATGCACGATCGTGCATGACAGCCCTTTGAGCTCGGGGTTCTGTGCCTTGATGGCTGCGAGCACTTCCTCTGTAGAGAAGAAGTGCGTGGCATCCTCCGCATCAGACGGGCGGAAGCGCCTCAGGATTGCATCCATATACAGATGCAGATCCGGCGTGGTATTTTCCTCACTCATTGGGTACCTCCTTACTTAAACATTCTTCGACTAATGCGGTGACCATGCGCTGTATGTAGCGCAGATCGTCCGCGGTGGCATACTCCACTTCGAAGAAAAGACCTCCTGCGTTTTCCTCCTTATCCGGATGAACGCAACGCTTATCGTCCTGAATGGAAAAGAAATACAACGGTGTCTTCTTGCCGTTTACCTCGACGTCATAGCGCCCGGTGTAGAAACAATCTGTACGTATCATACTCTCCTTCCCTCTGTTTTCGTGAGTGGTGCGGAGAAAGAGATAGTACTATCTTCACCTTTGTGGCAGAAGTCGAACTTTGCTTCTCCCTTCGCATTTACGATAGAGTATACTCCAAGATTCAAATGAAACTCGACATCCGAGGAGTCATCAGGGATAGTAGCGAGCATTTCTTCCAAGCAGGCTCTGAGAATGTCCTTAGCGTTTTTCTGATGCGGTGTCGTAAACCGGAATTGATTTGTCGTTCTCATCGGGCACCTCCTTCCGGCATCAAAGATACGATGCGTACATCCATGCGGGCGCAATTTCCGCTGATGCGCAGGGTCATTTCTTCGTCATAGAAATTGATCAGATCGACATCGTAGCCCGACAGATCCTCTATAGCGAGGAAGTCTACGATGATCTCTTTAAGCTTCGCAACGATATGCTGCGTACTCTTGTGCGTCCGTTTGATTGACGCTTGCGGTTCCTGCGACAGCTGCGCAGCTGCAGCCTTCGCCGTCTTCTTGCCCTTGAGGGCAGTTCTTTTGTTTGACATATCGGTTGTTTTCATTGAAGGCGATGAAAAAAGCGGCATCGCCTGACCCGCTGAAAACAACCTTCACTGGCTTGCTCCGGCATTAACCAAGAGCGACGGGGGTGCGATACCGCAATTCTGTATCTGTGGTTAGGGTATAAAAACACCCGCCATAAAAGTGGCAGGTCATTACTCCCGCCAGTGAATGATTGTTTTCACCGCAAATGTATTGTTTCTTTTTGAAACCGCAAGCTTTTATATAAAAAAATCCCGTGTCACAATTGGCACGGGATTAAACATTTAAGTAGAATAATGACTACGACTCGGTCTGCTCAATAAGCAGAGCAAGAGATTTGGCAATTGCATCTTCATGTATATAGATGTCATCAAGGGATGACAACAATACCTTTACTTCTTTCTTCCCTTCCTCAAATGTAGCAAGATATTTGTTTGCTGTATTGAAGTAGAAACGACAGATCGGCTTCCGATTGTTATCATCGAGCAAGACTCCGAAATAAGACTGCGTATCACGAGATGCAACACGGTCGATACTGATATATTTTCGCAGAATGCCTTTTACAATCATATAAGCCTCTTGTTCTTCCTCCGTTGTTACAACAGCCGACGTCTCTACAGCATCCGACTCCTGAGCTTGCTCATCGGCATCTGACTCTTTAGTTTTATCCATAACCGTTTTGAAACGAGCTGTAATCAGATCATTGATGACTGACTTGAAAGACTTTTGCGTAAGCTCCTTGAATTGCTCAAAAATTTTTGCAGTGATAATCCCATCATAAACTTGCTTCGTAAAAAGTCGAACCAACTGCTCGGACGGATCATTCATTTCAGACAGAATCAAATCTTTTAGTTCTTTCATATACTTCAGCTCACTTGCTGTGCTGAGAATCTTTTCGATATCGAAATATGATTTATGGAACTGCTTCAACTCCTCAATCTGATGATCTCGAAGGTCAAGCATATTGACTTCAAGGAAAGGTTTCTCATCCATCTTGTTCGCTTGATCCAAATCGGTATAAAATCGGTATACAATACCATTGGTCAAGACCCCAAATTTAGCGGAAGAAACATGAAAGTAGCGAAGCAACTGATTGTCTGCGAGCGTAAGCGTATCCTTCCAGTGCTTACACTCAATCAATATAATCGGCTCGTTATTCCGCATGATTGCATAGTCAATCTTCTCACCCTTCTTTGTACCTATATCGCAGGTGTATTCCGGAACGACCTCCAACGGATTGAATACATCATACCCCATTGCCTGCATGAATGGCATAATTAGAGCGTTCTTGGTCGCTTCTTCTGTCTGAAGATTGTCTTTCAGTTTCTCTATCCTTTCAGATAGTTGTTTTAAGATGTCTCTGAAGTCCATAGTTTTTATTGTTTAGAAAAGGTAGACAAATATACATACAAAAGGTTTCCATCCGAAACACAAACGCTTATGCAAAAAATACGCCCGCTATCTCAAAAAGAGGTAGCGGGCGGTAATAAGAGAGTAGGGTTACGTTATCAGTAAGTCATTTCTTAGATTCATTGCGCTGCTGAGTGAAAGAACCCACAATAGTTGCAACGCCCAATGTTGCCATAATCCCGGCAAACCATGTTCTGTTTAAATAAAGTGCGTATGCACAGACCAAAAAAATTACGACGATCGCAAAAAAAGCAAACACCATACCGGTTACATTGATCTGTGTAGTTCTTTTCTCAGATCGAGAAACAATTTTTATTTTTTCTTTCTCCGCCCAATGCCTATTGGCTTGCTCCTTTTCTGCTGCCTTAAGAAGGAATTGAATAATATCTGGATTCAGCTTCTGATATTTTTCAAGTTCCTCGGCGGGTGGGAGTGGAGCTGCATCTACAGTGAGATCTGTTTGAGATTGTCTACTCAGCCCATTTTCTCCATTGTGCTCTACACTACGATGTGTAATTTTTCCTTTAGCCATTACATGAAGAGATGAGTTTCTGCCATGATCTTCTGACGTCTTTTTCTATAGAAGCTCTGTCAGAAGCCATATTGACAGCATCAGACATCTCAGACATATCCCGTCTAAGGAGCTCTTCTTTGTATTCTTTCACTTCTTTAGAGGAGGGGTTATACCGACCTCTGGATGCTTCGCCGAATACATGAAAAGCATTGACGATAAACCGCCACAGGTTTTGTAGGTATGCCATAATTTTGTCTCTGTTTATGACAGGCCGAGAAGGGCTCTCTACCTGTCCGTTTACTTTGATAACGCAAAAATAAACACTTTGTTTTATGAAACAAGAAAAATTTTTCGTCAGACACTACTCTCTGGAAAGGAGTAGAAGGGCCTAAATCCTACTCCTGCAAAGACTTTGACGCGCAGTAAACACTCAGAAACAGAGCGTCTGCAACTGTTCGAGTCGGTTATTCATACGCCTCAAGCCACACGCTACCGCATAGGCTTTGCACTCAGAGAATCGATGCCGTCTCGGCTGAACGTCATAGTCCATCCGACAGAGGATAGCCCCGGCGCCTCGAAGGGCACAAGCTGGTGAGCGCGAGCGAGACCTTTATAGTACGGATCGGATGGGCACCGGATTGCGAGGATGCGATTGCGGATATCCACCAACCGACGCAGGCAGTCATCCATGATAAGGAGCTGCTCCATCGGGTCTGCGCTGGCATCCCTGAGCGGAAAGGCTACAGTGACGGCCAAGGCGGCCTCATCACGATACTGACCGGGGACGGCAGCTTCATGTGTTATCTCGCCATAATCGACGAATAAATACGGTACAGACAGTATTCCTGACACGCGAGATCGCACCTTGTCGAGGTGGGGGCTGAAGATAAACTCATGGACTACATCAAGATATTCGATTGCCTCAAGCTGGTCACGGAGTTCGGCATAGCCGTCTATCGTGCTTCTGCCGGTGCTGAAGTTCTTTAGCACGCCGTCACGGCTGCTGAACTTTGCGAAATAAAGAAGTATCTCTCTAAACATTATTGCAGAATCTTAGCTACAGTTACAACATCCAGTCGCGACTTATCCGCGATCTCTACAATCTCCATACCCATTTCCTTCATCGAGCGCACCCCCTCGATGAGCTTCTGTCGCATCAGCTCGAGGTACTGTAAAATAGGAAGCTGCTCCACCTGATCGGCCGTCCCGATCCCATCCGCACAGAGGTGATAAAGCGAAGCTTCCATGCCGAGAGCGTATTCCGACTTTTCGGCATTAGGCGATTCGCCGGACCCTCGCAGGATGGCATACCTCGGATGGCGGAAAATGTAGGCTGCCAGGGCGGAAAACTGAAAAGAAACAGCTCGGATGACGCTCCACTCCTCCGCCCTCACTTGAGGGTAGAGGGTCGCGGAAAGTCTATGCACATCAGAAGGAGAATAGCTGCCAGGGCAATAGAGCGTAAGCACGAGGCGCAGCATAGACTCATCCCTGCTGTCCCCCAGGGCCTGAAGGGCATCGATAAAGCGCAGAGCGGCAATATCGACAGAGAGCATGCCGCCAGAGGTGCAAACGTCGTACCCGGGGAACGTTTGCCCGCCGAGCTGAACAGACGGGAACAGCTGCAGTGCGAATACAGGCTCCCGCAAGCGAGCTTCCTCCTTGTCCTCATTGTAGTCGAACAGGAAGTCTACCATCCTCGCGATAGAATACAGATTGCGCATGCTTTCTTCATTCTTGATGCGGGTCGGGTCGATGTCCAGCGCAAGGCATACATACATGGACTGCGCCACAATCGGGCTGATCATGCCCGCATGCCACCTATCGATAAGCTCGATGGTCCCAAGAAACAGACGCCGGTCGAGGAGCGACCAACGATTGGGGATGGTATATACCCCTGTCGGGGTCTCGATCGTTATCCGTGGGGTGTTCATGGCATGAGGATGATCTTGTCTTCCGCCGTTGCCCTGATACCCGAGCCGCCGGCGTTCGGCGTGTCCGATAGGGCGATGGATACAGTCGACAAAGCGACTGAAGCCTCCGAGCGCAGTCGACTTGCCATCGCCGCTGTTGCTGTCGCAGGGTCGTATCCAGTGCGGAGGGCTTTTTGCTCTACAAAGAGGTTACGGATGACAGCCGGCAGCTCGGTAACGTCCAGCCGCTCGAGCGCCAGCGCGACAACGAGCTTAGCAAGAGCCAGGCGCGCCTGAAGCGTCAGAGCTTCATAATTGACAATAGTCGGATCATCTGCCTCCTTTTCTTCAAGACGATCGAAGATGGCTCCGTGCTCAAGTAGTGCTTCTCGCTGAAAAGGAAGCGTTCTGAAGAAGAACAGATACGACAAGTCGATCGGATATAGGGAATCGAAGTCGGAACACGAGACTATGCGCACATTCTTCAGCAGAGAAGCCCACCGGCTACCCTCCCACAAACTCGCGTACTCCGCTTCGCTGCTGACAACAGACAAGATGGTATCCATCGCATTATAGTAGTTGTCAGTGTACTCCCTTCGCATGGAGTCAACCTCGTACCGGTACAGGTCTTTTTCGCCTGTCAGTCGCTTGTTGACGGAATCGAAGGTGATTGTCTTAAGCAAGAGGAGATTCGCAAAGGCGGAGCGGATGGCTCCCCCCTCGCGCGTTGTCTCCGCAGCAGTAAGCAGCTTGTCTAACAGCTGCCTACCAACGATGTCGGCAACTTGCTTCTCTGCATGCGGCAGCATGCCCTGCAGGTCGTGCAGAGAGTTGCCGGCGCTGATACCGGGTGCGTATAGCCGCAAGGCGGCCAAGTTGGGAAAAAGGGTCTGTATGTCCATTATTCTGATGCTTGATTAGACAAGCGATTTTCGGGGCTGACCTCGGACTGTTTAGCCGGGAGGGGGCGGAAGAAACCGATCCTGTACCCCTCCTTATAAAGGTCAGGGAAATTGATCTGTATCGCGAGATTAAATGGCTCGCAGCACTTCTCATCATCAAGTGTGAGCGTCATCAGATAAAGCAACAGATTGTAGTACGTATCAGCTCCGCTCTTGGAGATCATACCGGGCTTGCTGATCGAGGATATCGACGGATCCAGTCCGACCGAAGAAACGAGTACTTCATCGATGCGCTTATCGTGAGAGTCCAGTGCCTCTATATACTCCTTGTACTTTAGATCAATCTCCTCTATCTTCCAACGCTGCTCATTGCCAGAAGAGTCCATAAAGGAATAAGAGCTGAATGCCTTCCCCTGGTTGCGCGATCCGGACAAGAACTTCGAAATCTGACGAAGCTGGTTCTGTATCAGCGTGGACAAGTCCGACTCCTTATACTCCGTTCCAACGTCGACACCTTCAAAAGCGACAGGCGAGAGGTTCGCCTTGACCCTCTTCTCGTTCTCTTTGCATATCGTCTTTATCTGAGCTCTCTTCGCCTCCACCCATGCATTTGGAATTACGACGTGCACCTTGGCCGCCAATGCGTTCTCGAGAAAGCTGCCCACATAGATGGGAAGCTCGTTACTGGTCTTCAAAAACTCCTTGATCCCTTCATAGACTTCGTTTAGTCCATATACCTCGCCTGGGCTGCCCTCACGATGATGAGAGATAGCGGCAAACTTATACTTGTCTACCTCCTTCAGTCGCAGCAATGGATATATCTTGTAAGTGTTCGAAGATTGCCTGAAGTCGCCAAACGCCACAACTGAAAAGTCGGAGTACGACGTTGGCGTTCTGTCGCCCTCTTTCTTCGTCGTACCGAGCCGACAGAATCTATTATCGACAAACTCCAGTCCGGCTACGCGTGGAGCACCACCTGCGCCTGGCGATAAGGACATCCTCCACTTAACGAAATAATCTCGGAAGAAATAGTAGGACTTAATGCAAGAAGCGGCAAAGTCCGTATAGGACATATCAAGTCCATTTTCTTGCCAACTCTCCAGCCAGGACTGTATCTGCTCTTGTGCGACCCAGTTCTTGTTTACGCCGTCCTCTCCGTCCTCCCCGGAGCGGAGATATATACGCGGTCCACGTCCATACAGTAAGCGCACCTGCTTGCTGATCAGAGACGGCATCAAGCGATTCGCCTTTAGTGCCGCTTCGATCTCCTCGCACGAACGGTCATCAACACCCCGACAGAGTAATCGAAAATCTCCGACTCTGCGATAAGAGTCGCTCTTGCGTCCTGCCGACCGCGCCGGCGCAGAGGAAAAGACGGGATCATCAAGCCCATCGATACTGAACGCGATAACATCTCCATCACCGCTATATACACCGAACCGCCCTATCTGCTGTATCATATCCATTCCACTTTTCGTAATGCGAACCCGTCATGGGGAAATCCCATGTAGCGGATCAAAACCTTGTAACACATTTTATTATTACCGTCTTTGTCCTGAAATAAAAAGTAGTTTTCGCTACCGACTGAAAAGGCCTCATCGGGGAGCGATTTACGCACCTTACAACCTGACAAGACGCGCAGGGTTACCCCTGCACGACGCTGCTTGCGGCTGTATGGGTAAAAGGCGATAGAGAAGCATCCTTCTGGCACCTTCGAGAGCTCTCGAGCCCACTCGAGCGCTCTTATCCCTTTTATACATTCCACGATGCGAAGCTAACGACGCAACACGCGCTTCAAAAGGACACCCCCACCCCCTTCCCGTCACATTTCCCGCCGGTGGGGCGCAATGCGCCCTCAACGGAGGAGACAGCGGGGCGTGCAGATTTCTCGCGTTTGTTTTTTCTCGGATTTCAATCTGAAAGAACAAACAGCTCATTATCAGCGTATTGTACTGCTTTTCGGTGTCAAACAGTGCTTTTTTACTATGCGCACGAAAGATTATTGTGTCAATCGTTAGGGGTTATGCTATCGAATTGGAAGGTAAATCGGGCGGTAATTGGCTGTATTCCGCCGGCATTAGTCCGGAGTAGCGACCAAACAAAAGGTAGATAAGAGCGGACGGCAGCTGTGTTGTGAGTCCTGCTTGATGCCGGAGCTGCACTTTTCGCTCGCTTGATTTGTCCAGCTCGATGCGACCGTCCGTAGTCTTTTTCGGCGACAACATAATGGCAGAGCACAGGTTAGGACACATCACGTCATCAATCAGCACACGAGGCATAGAGTTGTTGTGGCTGAATATATATAACAGCAGCTTGTACTGCTGCCAATGGTATATAGTCGCCCGCCCTTCGTCCATGAGCTCGACGTCAAAACCATAGCTCTCCAGCTCGCGCTGCAGCAGCTTGGCATCTGTCGTTATCTGCTCCGCATCCTCGCGACGTTTATTCGCCGCACGGTCGAAGTATAGCAGTAGGCGTTTACTCTTTGCATAAGAGCCAAAAAAGCGATTGAATTCTGCAGCCATCTCGGCCTGCCCCTTCGGGGCGATAGTGAAGAACTCTTTGAGTAACCGCATTGTATCAACGCTCTCATTCTCTTGCCCTACCACCAGCGATGCGAAAGCACCAGGGTCATACCCGAGCAACAGTTCGCGATCAGGGTCGTAATATTTTAAGTGAGAAGCGTTTAGCTCGAAGTGATCTTTCAGATCCACCTTCAGTATCTCGTTATACTTAATACTATCCGAGAATTGGTGTTTCGAAGGTTCATACGCCGCGAAGAAGCGATCGACAACAGCGCGCCGACGAATTGCGCAAATCGCCGTGAGAAACTCATCGATATCCAGAGATTCCCGTTGTGTACGGAAGAACTTCGGACCTAAGATATCCTTATTGACAAAAGAAGACGCACGCGCGTAATACGTAGCATTTCTTCGCATTTCTGACAGGCGAGGAGTCCAGATAGCGAGTGCACGCTGGATCTTCTCAAGCTCAAGCCTGACAGCCTCCTGCAGGACTGGATTTTTTTCTGATTTGTTCTTCGATTCGATATCGCTCTGTCTGAACAGCAACTTGTTTACGTGATATGAGACCGTGGCGATTTCGTCGATAAGCTCACGGCTCATATTGCGTTCATACTCCTCAAACCAATTGTCTTCGCCCAAATCGACACGGGCGGTGTCTGAAACGCCCGTTATTCCCTGATAATAAGGAGATTGTCTCGCCCGCATGTCGGACCCACGCAAAGACGGGAAAAGGCGGGTCTTTAACTTCTCGCCTTTTTGGTGCTTCATTTCCTCGATGAAGGCATGCACACCCGATCTACCTGCGACAGACTCGGGTTGATCGCTTGATACCAGCTGGAGATGAAACCCGTTTCTGAATAATATACTATGCTTTGGATAGACAATGGGGTATCGGGGGCGGCGAAAGTGCCCAGGGATCTTTCCCTCACCAACGATATAGTCTACTCCATATTCGAGCATGGATCTACGACCGTCGTGAATCGGACGAGCGAACCACGCCTGGATGTTTGGCCAGATGTTCGTCAGTAGTGCTGCGTATGTCTTATGCACAAGGAACCCAAGTTCTCCCGGCATAGAGTTAGCGACTTTGACAATGCGAGGACCAAATACGCCTTCCGTTTTTCCTCCCGCTCGGGCGACCTCCATAATCTGCACGTTTGCGTCGATGAGGTTCGCTCTTATCTGCATGAGATTCATATAATATCCTTCACGGATATCCTCCTGCAGGGTCGGAGATTCGATAGGTTGGAGCTGTGTTTTTTTCATTCTGTTTCGAGCTCTTCAAATGTCGCGTCCTCGATATTTGCGTCATTCAATAGGCGTATCTTATCCGCCTTGTCGATTGGTAAATCTTCGAGGAATCGAGCATAAAAACCATCATTAGATTTCCTCGCGATAGCCTTGAGGTTCTTTGTCTCAAATCCAAGCTGCGTCAAGCTTATGTCCGGGGAGATAATAAATACAGGAGCCCACGCACTTTCTCTGTTGGCTGCCTCTGATGCGCGAACGCGGCATTCGTGCGCAGAGTCGTAGCAGCGCTTCGCGGTCTTAATATCGCCAGCGAGGATCGACAAAGAAGCAAGATCCTCATACTTATCTGCAAAATCGCTTTCCCAGATTTTTGTGGCGACATTGTTATCGATAGAGAAATAGGCAATTGCGTTATAAATACGAGATTTACAGGTACGTATGTCTACAACTGTTTTTTGCTCCGCCAGGATACGCATCCGCAGCTTGCCTGCCGCGCGCGAGATATTGCGCTCAGATCCGTATATCTCAGCAGCCCACTGAATTTGACGCACGAAGGCTTGCACCTCCGGCGTCATCGCGGAAGACTTTCCCGTCAACAGGAAGGCCTCCACGATGTCCGGATGAAGCTTGTGCAGCTGTTCCAATACCGTCATAGTCCGAATTTCTCTTTTTTCATGTCTGCGATTTGCCGCTCAAGCATACGGTCGTTTCGCAGTTTTATTGCATCCACATCTCCGCCCTCGGCCTGTTTGGACAAAGCTGCGTCTATATTCCACTCCCCGAGCACTTCTCCGTTTCGATATGCAGTATTTAACGGATCACCGTGCGTGCTCAAGCGAATGAGAAATATCGACCGCTCTTGTCCGCTAAGACCAAGCAAATCCGCGATTCTCTCGGCAGAGTAACCGAGAGAACCGAAGGTGCGGACTTTGGCACTATAATCCTGTTTCAGCAAAAGAGAGCTCTCTTCCATCTCGAATCAGTGTTATAGGGCTTTCCGGGAACAGCTGTCGATAACGACGAACAGAGGCGTCTACATATCCCGGGTCAATCTCAATCGCGTGACAAATACGATCGGTCTTTTCGCATGCGATAAGCGTCGATCCGCTGCCAGAGAAGAAATCAACAACAATATCCCTTTGCTTTGAAGAATTCTGAATTGGGTAACAGATGAGCGGGATAGGCTTCATCGTTGGGTGTATCGCATTACGGCTCGGGCGATCGAACGGCCAAATGGTTGTCTGCCTACGGTCCGAGTACCAACGATGCGCAGCCCCAGGGACCCATCCGTACAAGATGGGCTCATGCTGCCATTGGTAATCTTGACGCCCCATCGCAAAGGAGCTTTTAACCCATATACAGCACTGCGCGAATTTGAACCCTGCTTCAACAAACGCTCGACGGAAATTAGATCCTTCCGTGTCCGCGTGAAATACATAGATTCCCGCACCAGGCTTCATTACGTCTTTTATAGATTTGAATACTTGCCGCAAGAATGACAAAAATTCGTCATTCGACATATCGTCGTTATCGATAGTCATCATATCTTCCGTCTCACCGACGTAGGACACATTATAAGGTGGATCTGTTACACACAGGTCTGCCTTAGCTCCCTGCATGAGAGCATCAACAACGCGCTTAGACTGACAATCTCCACATATCAGCCTATGCTCTCCAAGCATCCAGATATCTCCCGTCTTACTTATAGCCTTGTCATAATCCGGAACTTTTATTTCCTCCTCCTCAAAGGAGTCTTCCGTGGCATCTGTGCTACCGACAACACCATAGTCGACAGATTCTATGTCGACATTTTCAAAAGCAACAGCCTCGAACGGGAGACTAAATGAATCAAGGGTCTCCTTATCGATTTCGTACTGCTGAAACAATAGCGTGTCCGGATTCATCGTTCCAAAAGAGGAATTGAATGCGGCTATCTCTTCTACTGCTTCTTTCTTGTTTTCTGCCTGAATCGGCTGAAATGGGATAGGAGGAATATTCCATCCTCTTTTTCTGAGCGCGAGAAGAGCCGCTTTTCGCTGGTGTGCGTCTATGATATACTTCTTCCCTTCAGGAGATTTCCAGACTGTGAATGCATACTTGAATCCCCTCTCTATAATAAGCATCTGAAGATTCCTCAGCTTCTCAGGATCAAGAGTTTTGAAATCCTGCTGAAGCTCTATAAATTCTGACACATCTGCAGTAGGCAGATTGCCCAAGTTGTAAACCTCAATCGTTTTCATCTGATAATATTTTATTGAAGACCTCCATTCGGGCGACATGCTTGTCAAGGAGGCGCTGGTTGTTTTCCTTCTCTTTTTTCTTTTTCGAATCTTTTATGTATCCACGATAACGCTGAACATTCTTGTTGCATCTGGCAAACTCTTGAAGGAATGCAGAAGGGTTGCTTTTTCGAAGCAACTCAAGATCACTGTATTCTTTTTGGTGGATTATAAGCGGATGCTCGCCAAGAAACTCCCCTGTAAGGTTGTAATTACGGAGCTCTTTGAACGCGAGGTTTTGCCGAATCTGGGTTTCCGCTAAAGCAATTATATCCTCCTCTTCTGGAGGAGAAGACTTGTCGATCCTATCTGACAACTCCCGCATCAGACGGTAATCGTTGATGCGGGAGTTATACAATACAGTAGCGAGCTGCACCTTAGGGTCTTCAAGGTTTCCCCACCTGATTAGTGGGTACTCTTCTTCCTTTTGTTTTTTTGAGGTTTCTGCTCGCTTTTTTTTTCCGCATTCAACTCATCCGAGAGGTCAGAGATCTGCCCCTCCAGCTCATCTACTCGCCCCTCCAGCTGATTAGCCTGGTCGGCGACTTCTGATAGTAACGAGTTATCTTCCGCAGGAGCCGGATTGTCCACATCCTCTGCATTGTCTTCTCCATCGACGTGAGTCGGAGCTGGGGTGGGATCCTCTACGCTTTCGGAATCACCATCTCCATCTACAGGAGCAGGATTCAGAATTGCTTCCCTTCTCTTTTCTACTTCCTCTCTTGTAATAATATCCAACAGCGCGTGCAAGACAATCTCATGTCGTTGACTGGCAGGACGAACACAGAGGGATTCGGGATGATCCGGAGACACAGCGCGAAGAATTTCACGGTCCGTGTCTGCGAAGCGTTCACGCAAGAGGTCTCTCACGTGAACGGCTTTGTCTTTGTAGTTATACATTACGCGCCATTGTTTTCTCCGCCCGTGTACAACACAGGCTGGTAGATACTTTCGTTTTCGAAGGTAACCACGCAGCTGCGGCTGTCATGATTATTCCGGTTGTCAAACTCCTTCAAGACCATCGGCTTACACACATCCCCAACGAGATATGCTTTTCCCTCCGGTCCACACTCCTCAAAAATTATGAGGAATTTTCCTCCAACGTGCTGCTCAAGGAACCTCAGCGTGTCCTCGCGGAAACCTCCGAGCACAGCTACAATTGTATTTGTGCCGGAGACAGTGATGTCTCCTTTAGACCCCTTGCTGGTAAATTCAGGAATCGCATGGCATTCTATGTTCGTGAATTTTGCGCCCTCCAGTAGTGGAATTTTTTTGATAGCCCCGGGCTTGGATTCATCGGCCGTAAATTTCTGCGATCGGTCGACGTCAGCGGATCTGATAAGTCGTAATCGATAACCCAGACTTTTCCCGGCTACCTCGATGTCCGGCACGTCTTTGATGTCTGCAATTGGCACAATTGCTGCGGATGTCAAAGAGATGACATTCATAAGATCTCCAAAGAATCCATGTGCCTGCAAGACAGCTCCCAGCACGAGCAGCGCGATGATGCCCAGCAGGGCAATCGCAAATTTTTTGATTTTGTTCTTCTTCATTTTTGTACTGAGTTTAAGACAGGGGGCAAGCATACACCTGCGCCCCTGTCAAAGATTTATCGTCCGCCGGGAACGTTCGGCTGGAGTTTCTGATTGATCGTTCTCTTACCATCCTGGCAACGCTCGAGCTCGACGAAGCCGTCCCCCTCGTCGTTGAGCGCAACCATGATGTAGTCACCCTCCTTTTTCGGAGTGAAGGCAGCTGTAATGCCGGCAAACTTTCCGCTCTTGGCGATCGTTGTCGCATTCGCAGTGTGAGCGCCACATCGCAAGATGTAAGCAGTACCTTTCTTAGCATTCTCAATGTTTGTCAGCGCTGTCGGAGCTGAGTTCTCGCCGATGAGGAAAATAAATCCCTTAGACGCGTTCGCTGTTGTAGCAGCCGGCTCAAGCTTCATGCTCGGCAAGTTCATGAAGATGCGCTGATGCGCAAACTCATTTGCTTTCAGAGCCTCGTAACTTTCGAAGGGGAATCCAACAAAAGCCGCAGCAGCTCCTTCCTTCCAGACTGACCAAGCGATAACCGCTTCCATCTCATCCTTCATGCGAATAGAGAACATCTCGCCCGGTACGTTCTCGAGTAGCTGGATGTTGCCCGGCTCTTGAACAAACATCAGAGTTAAGTTCTCCATATTCGGAACCCACTCGATGGCAAGCGCTGTGTCCGGCACTGTATTCATCAAGCTGCTCACACCGGAAAAGTCTGAGTCCAAATGGTATTTCTGACGAATATTCGCAGCATACCAGGGCTTATGGCGTTCGTTCAGGTAGAGACGGTAGTTGGCAATGTTCTGGTCTACGTCGATGACAGACTGAACGTCTTTCGCAAACTCGATCACCGCATCGAGCATTGTGTTCTCGGTGTAACCGTCATAAGCAGGATGCTCAAGCGGACGAAGCTTGTTCTCATGCATGTAGCGGAGGAGCGAATAAACAACGCCTGTTCCTGCGTTGAGGTAGTGACCTGCAACGCCATCCTTTGGCTTGAGATAGATCCCCATGATATGGCGATGATTCTGTTCCGAAGCCATCTGCAACATCATATTGACTATCATCCATTCGATCATGTTCCATTTGATCGGGTCGCTGCCGTTCGTATTGAGATATCCGATGTACAGCCTTTCTATCTCCTTCATTTGGGGGAAATAGAGCTTAGTCATCGAATCATCCACATAGCCCATTTCGGGCTGAAGCTTAACGCCTCCTTTGAAGACGCGTCCGGGCTGCCAAGCCTGTGACACCTGCTCGAAGAAGGCATTTGTCATAAGCTCTCGATCCTGAACGTTTGAGCGAACAGGGAAGATGTTTGTCACAGCTAAACGCTGCAAGACATGCGCAATAAGAGCATCTTGCCGAATAACGACATATTGATCTCCAAGTCCTGCTTTCGACAAATCGGACGTGTTCGTACTGAACTCTCCAGCTGCGAGTTTATTAGGATTCAGCATACCATTCGCCTTCAAGAAGGCATAACGCTCTGCGACAGTCTTGCCGTATTCGCTTACAGCGCTACGGAATGCAACACCATCGCGATCTTCATCGACTGCAGAGATAGCGGCATAACCGGGATTCTGAGCGATGCGATTCCACCGTTTATCCATCGAGAAAACAGGAGAGGCTATCCCGAACAAATATTTTTCGTTCGTCCCAGGACCGTGTACAGACAATGGCCGCGAAATAGTCTCTTCAGGTTTGTCGGGAGCCGCCGCCGCTGCCATCTTCGCAATTTGATTCTGCAACTCGGTGATCGTCGCAGTCTGAGAATCAAGCAAAGAGGTCATCTTCTTAACCTCTTCGACAAGACTCGCTTCAGGCGCTGGATCTGCATCATCAGCATTCTCCGCGCCGGGCGTTGATGCGTTGATGATATCCAATGCTTGCTTTCGTTCTTCCTCGAGCCGGCTGGCTTTCTGTGCATCCTGCACAGCAGCAGACAGATCGATATTGTACTTACTCTTCAGCTCAGACTCGATACGAGTCCATTCCTCAGATGTAAGCGTCCCGGCTCTCGCCTTATCGACGAGACCGAGTGCGGTCAAGACCGCATTCATCATCTCTTTGAAATTCATATTAGCTATTGGTTGAGAAAATTGAGTGCTTGTGTTCTGGTCCTAACGGAATCGAGATAAGCCAATCCGGCCCGATGTGCATCACGCAGACTCTGATCGAGAGTCTGTATGCCATCTATGAGACCAACTGTCAAGGCCTCTTCTGCTCTATAATCTTCACCACGCAATACCGGGTGATCATCCGTTAGCTTTGATAGAGCAGGACGCGCCGAGCGAACGGCATCGACGAACTGCTCACGGATGGGATTAAGCTCTTTGCGAATAAACTCCTCGGGCTTCTCTCTATACAAGGCGTCGAGGATTTTCTTGTTCTTGAGATCAGAGCCGGAGGCGTATAACTGCACATCTTTTATCCCCAGCTTCTCAAACAGCCCTTGCAGGTTGGTAAACTGGCACATGACACCTATTGACCCCACTGTACAATTCGGCGTCTCGGCCATCACCTGCTGTGCCGTACAGGCGATATAGTATGCAGCAGATGCGCATATTTTTTCAATATGCGCAAAAATGGGCTTCTCCAGCGAGATAAGAGTTTCGTATAGCCTGTCAAGATACCAGGCTTCTCCTCCTCCGGAGCTTACATGTATAAAGTGGGCGGCGATATTAGGATTGCCCTCTGCGCTCAATAGGTCGCGTACCATCCTCTTGCTCGAGAAGTACCAGTCGTAAGGATAATCCGAACGTACCAGCCCGGACACTCGATAGTAGGCAACAGAACCTTCAGGAATATCCTGACTCAAGCTATCCCCCGATACGACACTGATACCGTTGACTCTGGCAGCAATTGCCTCGGCATGCTTGAAACAGTCCTTGCTATATGAGTATTCGGCGCTGCGCGATAAAATAATATCCGCCAGCGCAGCATGAAACTCTCCGATATCTATCAGCCATCCACTCGGATTAAGCACCAGATCCAGAGATTCCCGTGAAATTTTAGATAAGTCGATAATCATACGCGCTTGTTATGATGCGAATGTAGACGCATAACAAGCGGTGCTAAAGGACTTTAATCAGCCGAATTGTGGGGAGATAGAGGCGTGCTTTAGATGCAAAACAGCCTTGTTAAGATGCGGAAGGATGCTTACCACTGCCGGAAAATGTTTATCTCCTATTATATATGTATCGCCCCTGGTGCTCTTAAGACAGACGATGCAACGACGGCGAATTTTGAATTTATCTAAGGTTGCAGGGGCGGGGAGGTCGATATTGATACGCTGATCTATCTCATAGCGAATCCCGTGTTCGCCTTTATTGATGCTACTTTCGATACTGAAATTGTCCGCATTAAAGACAAACGGAAACGACATGATCTGAGAAGATATCATCAGACTGTCGAGTGCCTTCGTTGCCATTTCCCCCAAGATGGCAACGCCTATCTGGGTACATAGTTCTTTGTGCATATATTCCGCGTTATTCTCTTTTATTCCATATCATTCTCTACAAGGGGACAAATAGATACGCTTGGTCAGCGTCTTTTTCGGTAGCTTCTGGTTTCGGCGGTGGGTCGCAAGGATCGTTTCCATCTGTAGTAATTTTTTCTCAGAGCTTCATCTGAGATGCTTTGAATATCGTATCGATTCATGAAGACCTCAATAGAGGCAATGTAATCGATGTTATAGCGATGCTTCTGCTCATCAAGATACTGATGCAGCTCAGCCCAGAATCTCACCTCTATCAGACTTTCTATTTGTGCGGCTGCCCGAACGCCAAGGTAGTTCCAATGGCTGGGATTTTTCCCCTCGCGACGGTGGGGTATGGCAATAGGGAGATTGCCATCATCGATGCCGGCATTCGCCGGTCTTTTGCTCGTGAGGTTGTATATCGTGATATACAGATCGTCCTTGTCAGGTAATCTCACAGCCTGAATTTCGGAATCCCAAAATTTTGCTCGCATATACTCTGCGAGATGGGGCTTAATGTTGATTTTCGTAACGACCATTTTCGTAACTACCTGTATTACAATGATATGCTATTTTTTTTCGCAACCATGCCGAGTTTTTGTGTTTTTGCCTACCCCTACCTCATTTTTTTCGTCCAACAGTCCAACAGTCCAACAAACTTGCCTGTCGAAATTCGTAAACGACTGAAAATTAAATACTTACAAAATTCGGCCTGTAGGACGGTACGGATACGGCTGTTGGTTCTGTTGGTCGGGCGTTGGAAAGCGCCTTTCCAACAAAAATAACCTGCGTCCAACAAAAACACCCACAAAACCAACGGCGACCAACAACGTCCAACAAACATACAAATAATATAACTATCTAACTACTAACTACTTACTAATTCCTTACTATTGAACAAATAGGCAATTTTAGGCGAAGTTGGACTGTTGGACGTATTTTTCTGGCGTTTCCCTGTTCAAGATGTGTTTAATGCGGGCTTTTTGTATAAAAGGGGTGCGGGGAATTTCGGCATTTTGGGCGCACGAAGAAAAAAAAATGTCCGCCTTCCGAACCTGCTTCGAAAAAGAAATGTCCAGCCGTCAACGAAAAAGCGCGCCTTTCAGGGGCGCGCTGTTCCGTTGACTAACGAGTTTTGATTACGAATCCTTTATCATAAGATTACGTCCGAGTTTGCAATCTCTTCGTACTGATCACGAGAGGAACCGGAGAAACTCCATTCCGATGCTGAAAAAATGAATCGGCCCGTTTTCTCCTGCAGGACTTCCCAGTCACAATATCTCGAGTTCGAAATCGTATTGATGCCAAAATCCCCGAGCTCGGGTTTTATGCCGTGGAAATCATCTTCGAAGGCCTTGATGATCTCTCGAGCGACTTTATATCTACGCGATAGACAATAAGTCTTATTGCCGAGATCCTTTACGTATATGGGAGGGTTCTCCAGCTCGGACTCAAATGTTAGCGGGTGCGAGATCATATACATGTAGCTAAAGCCGAAAACCCAGCAATAAGTGAGACTCCGGGGCTCTGCTCCAAATATCTCCGCTGCACGGGCGAAAGCCCGCGCCCTTTCGTTTGACACACTTTCGTACAGCTCTCGCAGTTTCTCTTCGAGGGCTGTTCCCTCCTTTGCTCTGATAATCATTTCGTTTCTTTTTTAAGAATTACATTACCATGTAACCACGTTGTCTACAATCGCCTGTTGTTCACAGGCTGTGCGGCGAAGATAGATCCGCGTGGTCTCAATGCTCTCGTGTCCCATCAGATCTGCCAGGAGGGCAATGTCATTGAACGCCTCCAGGAAGTTTTTCGCATATCGGTGTCTAAACGAGTGCGGGTGCATTACGTGAGGATTTATCCCCCATCGATGGGCAAAATACTGGAGCTTGTGGCGAATGGCTCTTGGCGTAATTTGTCTGCCACGGCGATCTGTAAAAAGATATCCTGAGCTTTTCTCCTCTCCACCAAGCCAAACCTCAGCTTCTCGCCGCAATTCGACAGGAATAAAGAGCCTCCTTACCTTACCGCCCTTGGTGTATAGGTCGAAGTATCCTATACGAATGTGTTCCACCTTGAATTGCACCAATTCGCTCACCCTCGCCCCGGTGGCTCCCAAAAAGCGAATGAGAAAATACCACATTGATTGCCCGGATTCTTTTAGTTCAGCCTTCAAAAAGTCATAATCGGCTTGGCTGATAACGTTTTCGAGATAGCTCTTCTGTTGTATCTTGAGAGATTTGAGTCGCAGCTGTCTCTTTCCGATGTGCTCTAAATATTTGTTGAGGGCTTGAATGCGAAGGTTTGCGGTTTTAGGTTTGAAGCGTTCGATCTGCTCTGCTTTGTAGAGCAAAAGGCTTTGTTTGTTAATGCTCTGATGCTTGCTGAAAAAGTCTCCAACGGCATAGAGATAAGCTGTTATCGTGTTTGGAGATAGATTGTCTCCCTCCAATTTTCTCTTAAATGATTCTATCATAACTCTTGTCGAAGTAAAACATCTTGCCTCCGCAGCAAGCATCAAGGATGGACTTCATCAGAACACCTCCTCCGGCTCTTCTTCTTCGAACATATCCCTGGCGAGGTCTATTTCGATAGTTTCTCTCAGTTGCTCGTAGTCGAAGACAACGCAAGAAGTGTTGTCGAACTTCGTCTTACGCACGCGGCGGGCAAGGTTACCGCCAACCATCAATGGTGGCATCATGCCGCCATTGATGGGGTCTTCCTGTTGGGTAGCATACCCTGCAGCCTCCGAGCTGCTAACTTCGACCGTTTCCTCCCACGTAAATCGCGTCGACGCAGATCGACCGATATAGTAAGGCGTTCCCTCCAGATACTTCTGCAGCGACCCGATCGGCAAATGCTCGCTACCAACCAGACGCGCATAATGGGGGAATATACTTGCCACCTTGAGATAGAGCAGGCGAGTGCCGTCAGGCACGGGCACCGACTCCGAGGTGCGGCCGCTCTTGACTATTGTAACCGCACCCGTACGGGGATGGTCTATCTTGTAATCCCGGCCGGGTACCACCTTGCCGTCGTTCAGCAAGGTCGCCACCGCTTGAAAGAAGCGGTTCACCTTATTACTCTTGGCATGCGACTCTACCTGCTTCACCACCTTCTCTACGGCCAACGGGAAAAACTGATCGTAGCTGAATGGCAGCTCCAAATCGGTGTGCCGCTCCAGCAGCCGCAGCATGGACAGGAAGAGGCTCACAGTATTTAGTACACGAGGAAGAGCCTCGCAGCTGGCCAGCTTACCTCGCACAGCATCGTGCAGCTCCTTGATGCAACCCTGCTGTATAGGGCGGAAGAACTCCTGCACCTTTGGTCGTATCGCAAGCACCTGGAAGAGGAGGTGATGAAGCCCTTGCGCCTCATAGGACTTCAGTCTATCGAACACTTCTTTTTCCGATTCGGTCCACTCTCCGTGCAAGGGCACGTCACAGATCACGCAGCGGTTTCCCAAAGCCCCGTCGTTGGTGTCGGGGGATTCCTGCCCCAGCAGGATGATCGCCGCATTGATTTGAGCTGTATCGACATCCTTGCTGTCTGCGCTCTTGCGTTTTTGTCGCCCTTCACCGTCGTAGGTAGCAGCCTTCAACGTCTCGATCTTCTCCGGAGGCAGGTCGTTTTTGAACTCGTCCAACATGACGGGTATGTTGCGGTTGTGCTCCAGTATGCTGCTGAGCGCGGGAATGGAGCCCAAATTCAGGTTAAAAAAAGACGCCTCCTCCGGCATGTAGAGTGCGCGGGTACTGTAGGCGATTTTCGATTTACCCGAGTTTGTGGGACCGACAAAAAATATGGCAGTAAACAGCCTGTCGAAGCTGAAAATATCAGAGCGGAAGGCGCTCATAATAGAGAAGAGTGTCGCCCATTTGCCGTTATCGTTCACTTTATAGACTTCATCCATTAAGGCTGCCCATTCGGCGAAGGTGATATCCGCCGTACGGGAAGGATCATACTTCAAATATTTACGCTGTCGGTCTCCTTCGGAGTCGTTAGATTTACGTTCGATCCGAATGCGGCTGAAGGTGGGGAGGAAGTAGCCCTCTCCTTCATGTTCTACAAGTCCGATCTCGTCAACCGGAGTAAACCTCCAGTCTCCGTCCACTTCGTGATAGAGGCCATTGCTAAAGGCGAAGAAGCCGAGGTCATTCCAACCGAGCGTCTCCAGCTCCGTACAGGGGCGGAACTTATCTGCCATCGAGTGCAGGATAGACTTGAGTCGATCCTGATTGCCATTCGTAAAGCACAAGCCGCCCCTCTCCCAAATACGCGCTTCGAACTGCGTAATTCCGAGCATCTCTTTCGAGATAAAATCCATATAGAGAAATCCTGCATGGTTAGCGACGCTCAGCTCCACGATCCGCTTGTTTTTCTGACTCTCGTCGTGCATGATATGCACGAGCGGACGCATGAAGAAATTGCCCACGCGGATGAAGCCCTTTCCCTTGTCGGAAAACATGTATCCGATATCACGAGTGCCCTGTTTGTTCCGAAGCGGAAAATATCCGAAGCGTTGGTACTGCTTGCGCATCTCATCATCTTCCATCACATAAGCCGGTACCTCGTCCATATTGATGATCACGGCGTTGCCTTCCTCGTCCTCGATGGCATTGCTGCGCTGCCGAGCCTCGTTGCGACGTAACCGGATGAAGGGATCGGCAATGGACGTAAGAGCTTGCTTCGTCACATCGAGCAGGCGGGCGTAGCGCGTCATGTTGGCAGCACGCATCGTTTCGTCCGCATAGCTGATCTCCTCGGCACAACGCTGCAGCACGATGTTGCGGGTGTTCTCCGATGCTTCGTGGAAGCCGGAGTACAGACTGATGTAGTACTCCGTCCACCCCATCTCGCGAAGCGTCGACACCAGATGTCGGTGCTCTTCCCCGTCTTCTGTGACAGTCTCGTATTTATTCTCCCGCTGCAGGATCGTCAGGTCGAATCCTGCACGTGCCATCTGTCGCAGCGTCTCCAGCTCGGCGGGCTCTTCGAGCTCCTCTCCTATGCTTATCTCTATCTGCGTGCGCAGGCGCTCGGTGATGGTGCGCAGGTCCTGCAGCTCATACGTTGATGGCGTGCCGGAGACGAGCAGGGCGGGCGTGCTGTTCCACTTCTCGCCGTAGTCCTCGGCCGTCCACGTCAGCTCCACGGTCACTCGCTTGCCCTCTGCCAGCTCGCGGAGTTCATCCATGCCGATGAAGGCCTTGCCGGTGGCTTCCGGCAGGGCCCGTTTGGGGCGCGACTGACGGTGCCGGCGCACGGCGTCGGTGAGGTCTTCCCCGGACGTCTTGCTCTGGCGGGCAAGCGTCTTGATGAGCTGACCGGCCGTGATGCTGTCAGAGACCAAGGCGATCAGTCGGCAGAGATCGCCGATGGCGTCCGCCTTGGCCATCGCGTCCACATCGTCGGCCTCGCTCTTGTGGTAGAGGTAGGTGATCACATCCTTCGAGCTCTTGAGCATCTTGGTGCGCTCTTTCTCCGATGCGGTGAGGAAATAAGTGTCAGGATCATGCCCTCGAGGCAGGTCTATCACGCGCACATTCAGCCCCGCCTCGAGCAATACTTCGGCATTGCGCTTCGTGGCCTTGATGCCGGCTTCGTCTCCGTCATAGATGAGGGTGACGTTCTCGGTGAAGCGTAGCAGTAGCCGAGCCTGCTCGGGGGTCAGTGCCGTGCCGCTGCCACAGACGGCATTGCGCACGCCTATGTCGGCCATGCGCATGACGTCGATCTGCCCCTCGACGAGGTAGACCAGCTGCTCCTGCACGATGTGCCGCTTGGCCTGCCACAGGCCGAAGAGCACCCGCCCTTTCGAGAAGAGGGGGGTGTCGGGGCTGTTGAGGTACTTGGCCTCGCTTTTGCCGTCGATGCAGCGTCCGGTAAATCCCGTGATGCGCCCGCTGGGTGTGTGGAAGGGCCACACGATGCGGCCGCTGAAGCGGTCGTATAAGTGACCGCCATGCTCGCTCCGCCCGATCAGTCCGGCATCCAACATCACAGCATCGGCATGCTGCGCGAGGCGCGCCTGCTGCAGCAGATAGTCGCGCCCGCTCGGGGCATAACCGGTCTCGTACAGCGCGAGCGTCTCGGCAGAGATTTTACGCGACGCGAGGAACTCCTCTGCAGCCGGGTCAGTCACAAGGGAGCGATAAGTGTCGCGAGCGAAAGACAGAGCAGCCTCGAGCGATTCGCGCTTGCGCTGCCGCTCCAGGTCTTCGTCCGAAAGCTTCGCCCCCGGCATCTTGATGCCTGCTCGAGTGGCGAGTATGCGCACGGCCTCCGGGAAGGATACGCCTTCGTGTTCCTGTAGGAACGAGAAGACGTTGCCGCCCTTGCCGCAGCCGAAGCACTTCCATATCTCCTTGGTGGGAGATACCATCAGCGAGGCATTGTTGTCGGCGTGGAATGGGCAAGTGCATTTGTAGTTGGCTCCGGCCCTACGCAAGGCTACATGCTCGGCGATGATCTTCTCTATCGGCGAGGCAGCGCGTACGCTGTCGATGATATCTTGTGGTATCTGCGTCATCGCTATGCCTCCTCGATTGACATGGCGATGCGCTTGTTTCGCTCGCTGAGTTGCTCGAAGCTCATCAGCAGGAGATTGCTGCCGTCTTGATAGGCAACGTCTTTGCAGCAGGTGCCGATCGACCCTGCTACGGGCACATATTGATTTCCGTTCATAGGACTACTGTATTGGCGTGGTGGATACAATGCACCGCTCCGGCGCGGCTCACCGCTCGGGAGAAGGCTGTAAGGGAATAGGTGGAGAAGCTCAAGTAAACGCCGTGGCTGCGCACCGAAGCGCAGTAGCGCATACGACCGCGAGGCAGCTTGCGCAGGCGGCAACGTGTCTTTGTAGCTTCGGGGAAGGCTGTGCGGACCGACTGGTCCATCCAGCTCTTGATAGACTGCCTCAGCGTGGAGAGGCGGAGGCGAGCGTTTTCGTGGCTCGGGCACGTGCCTGCAGTGGGTGCAATACACCCTGCGCAAACATTTTTTTCTGTGTAAGGCATTACAGAATTGTGTTTGTAGGGCTGTAAATAAAAAGAAGGTACAGCCTTTCCCTCTGCCTTACACTCACGCGGAGCAGTGGAGCCATTAAGCTGCCACGAGGGGGTACTGTACCTATAGGTACTGAGATGCGGATATAAAAAATCCGCTCCCAAATCAGAAGCGGTATTCCGCTCCGCGTTTATGTAAGGCACTGCAAACATAACCAGAAAAATCGGAATAACGCAATACGAAGTCATTTTCTTGGGCTACTGAAGTAGATCAAAAGCGAAAATCGCAGGAATATCAATGCGACCTCGAGACGACAGAACATCTCAGAGTCCACCCTCCTGATGCATACGGTCGGGAGCAACGCCCACGACGGGAATTTTTCAGGCCTTGTCGTTATCATCCTCGACCAATTCTCTGAATAGAAACTCTAAGGCTGCACTCCAGCCTGCTCGATAATCTGTTTGCGCTGCATCGACGAAGTGCGTCGGTATCTGCTTCTTTTTGCGATAGGCTTCGAAGGCTTTATCCATCGCGGCACTAATTTGTTCTGCTGTTATCATCTGTTATTGTTCGTTTGTGGATTCTCCTCAGAGATGAAATCCGGATTGTCAAAAAGGGACTGCTGAAGGGCTCCGATAAACTCTACCCCTGTTACGCCAAGCTCCTCGGCGACTTTCTTGCACACGTCTACAGACGCGCGCACCTCGCCTCGATACATCTTCCAGAACAGCACCTTCTTGATACCCGTTCGATCGTAGAATCCCTGCGAGGGTGTGAAATATTCAGGGTGCCCGTTGTACTTCGCATTGATGATCGAGAACAACGGATTCTCCTTATCCGGAACCACCGACCGAAGCGTGATCCGCATTCGGTGCATCTTGAGCCTGATGGCGGTTTCGCTGCGCTTCAATCTGCGCACGAGCTCGCTCATCTGCATTGACCCGGCATTTTTTCTCAAGAAATCCTCTTCGGCTTTTAGCCACGGGAGCGTCATCATAGCGTACAAAGTGTTTTATCTCGTTGTCGAAATATCCGCCATGGCCCTCTGCGAGGTATAGCCACAAGACGGATATGAATCGTTTTTTTGTCTCTGGCGTGCACTTGCTCTCGATGTCGAGGGGCACGTAGGGAGGATGTCGAAGGACGGCGGCGTACACCCGATCGACGTAAGCGCGAAACTCCTCCTTGCCCATTTCGGCTGCGAGTTCGTCGATGTCCGCGAAGCTCGTCGGGAGTAGCCGCCGGTTTCCTTCTTTCCCTACCACAGGATATTGCTATGACACATGCGTGTCAATGAGTGTTTGTATTCTATTGCGATACTCTTCGAAGCGTTCGAAAGGGAGCCATACGACAACTGAGTATTCCGTAAAAGCATCTATCTCGATCCGCTGGTCGATACTCAAGATCGCCGGCTCCAGGATTCTAATCTGCCGGATGACAGATGCAGCACCCGGGCGGCGAATGATCGCTACTTTTTTCATTCCTCTCATCCGACGATCTCCCGTTCTATCTCTATCTTCATCCGCACGAGTTCGGAGTCGGGTGTGAGACCCTGCCTCCTATACTCATTTATATGCATACATACAGCCTCGATCAGAGACCCGACCGTGTCAGTGGATATACCCATTATATTGAGGCCGCCTTGTCCATCTTGCTCAACACACATGCTCTTCCTTTTTAGAGACACATCTTGATACCATTCTATTTATTTTCTCGTATCCGCTTACAGCTTTAATCATAGCTTCAGCGAAGCTTGAATCGCTCATCATACTATAAAGAGTAAGCCTGGTCAACATCTCGTCGGATCCTCTCACTGAGACCGTACAGGTCTCCTCATCTGCATACATGAAGAGGACACATCGTCCTTTTAACTCATTGGGAGGAAGCGTATCTACAACAGCTGCAATCCCTTTCACTTTTTCTTCTATTCCACCCATCTTTTCTTGCCTGCAGTAAGCCAGAGGGCAGGCGCCCCTTATTGTTTTTGTAATCGAGAGCGACCTAAGTCGCGTTAGTGGCAAGGCGCAGAATCGAACTGCGCACGTAGTTCTGGAGGCAAAAACCCGAAAAAACCTCGACAGGTCGACCCTAATACACCTGCCCCGTACTTGCCATTGTCGCCCTGTACCTTCACAGGCATTTAGGCGACTCTTCTATGAGAAAACTACTTACAGTATTCACCGCTGTGCGTACTCCTTCGCTGATAAGGCAACCTTGTCGGGACTGCCATCTGTTTGCCGTCCCCCTCGCTCGAGTGCAGCGCGGCGGATAGCGATAGCCTTATCGCCACCACGCTTGAAGTTCAGCGCAGCCCTAACGAACTGCACCGAAACGCCGAATTCTTCGCTCAATGCCAACTTTACGGAGGGATCTGTCATTATTCTGACCATATTTTCTTAGCTTCATTGTGCGGTTTCCGCACGAAACACATTGCAAATATAGAACATGTTGCGAAAACTCGCAACATTTCGCTGCGAATTTTAGCAGACATGGTGCGAAAGGTGGATAGTACTGCTTTTTTAATCACTATAATTTTAATAGCTATGAGTAAGACTATTGACTTTGAGAAGAAGGTTATCGAGAACATCTTCAAAATCGCTTATGAAAAGGGCTATAAGGAGCAAGTGATAGCCGACGCACTGAACCTTGACCGTACAGTATCCAGCAAAATCAAAAGCGGAGCCAAGGTGCTGCGCATATCGATGCTGCCGGATATCGCACGTGCCCTCGAGGTCGATGTAGTAGATCTCTTTACTTATCCCGAGAAGTACACTAAAGAGATCGGTACAGACACGCTCGAAGAGCAAGTATCTGTAACCTTCCATGTGCCAGCCTCAAAGCGCAAGGAGCTGCTTGAGATGGTGTTAGTTAAAGAGAGTAGAAAACCAACAACTTAAAAGAAATGAAAATGATTTTATTCAAGAGTGCTAACCATCTGAATGAAAAACTCGACACAATCGGCAAGCCACACGAAAGCGCCGTTTCTGAGTCTGCAATCGTTAGCGTAGAGAAGGTTGAAAGCAAAGAACACAAAAATGGGCTTGCAAGGATTAAGCTTATAGACGGGTCGTATCTACGTGTAAATGAGCCAGATTTCGATGCCGTTTTAGCTCTTTTACGCGGGACAGATACGGGGCAATAATCCCTCTTTCGGAAAAAAAGCCCCGCTGATAATCAGACACTTAAAACAATCAACTAGGCCATCGGCTGTCCCGCTACCCCGACAAAAGAAGGGGCTGTGTCAAAATTCATTTTTGGCGCAGCCCTTTCTATTTTGGTTTGGGGTTGGTTAAGCCACCGGTTTTAGCCTTTGAGGGATATTTTTGAGACCATTGCACGGCACTTTGCGTCTTTTGGGGGTTGTGGTTGTTGTATATATCACTGATAAATAGCATATTTACACATAATTAACTGTATCAACATGGCAACTAAACCAACCGAACCGGCTCCCAGCTTTCTACAAGTATATACTCAGGTTCGTCGCGACCGGATGAAGCACTCCTTTCTACGCCAAATCAATGCTTGTGTTGATTGGCGAGGTATCCGCACCCTGCTGAACAAGAAGTACACCAAGACTCAGAATGCCGTAGGTAACCCCGCCTACGATGCCTTGCTGATGTTCAAGATTCTTTTGCTAGAGACTTGGTATGGTTTGAGCGATTATGAGGTTCAGGAGCGTATCAATGACTCTCTGCTTTTCAGTGAATTCCTTGGCTTAGACCTTGGCTTCCCCTCTCCTGATCATAGCACCATCAGTCGCTTTCGCACGGAACTANTTTGCCCGAATCGGTAGAGAAGTCAGAGTTGTCATTAGGGGTAAGTGTATTAGCAGACAAGGGCTACTGTAGCAAAAAGAATTCGGAGTGCTTGGCTCCTCGGGGCTTGGTTGATGGCATCATGCTCAAGTCTAGTCGGAGGCAAGTCCTTAGCGAGAGTCAGAAGTTTTTCAATCGTATGATAAGTAAGACGAGGTGCTTCATAGAACGCACCTTTGGCAGTATTCGTCGGTGGTTCTTGGGCGGACGATGTCGCTACCGAGGGTTAGCCAAGACACATACACAGAATGTCCTTGAAGCTATGGCCTACAATCTCAAGCGTATGCCGGGGCTGCTTGTGCTTCAAGCAGCCAGATAGGCAAAAAAATCCCCGACCCTGTGGGAAATAACCCACAAGGTCGGGGTAAGGGGGAAGAAGAATACCACCGCTGAGAAACACTGCCTCAATAGGCAAAAATGACTTCAAAGAACATAGTCATATAATCCTTGCATTGTGCAATGGACTCTTTATTGGTGATACGGGCGTAAATCTGCGTCGTTTTGATATTGGTGTGTCCCAGCATCTTTGACACGGATTCGATGGGAACGCCTTTGCTCAAAGACATTGTGGCAAATGTATGTCGGAAGCAATGGAAAATACCTACCATTTGAGAATTTGGAAGAATGTAGAGAATAAACCGATAACGTGTTGTGAATTAGTCGATTTTCTATATTCTGCGAGTATGATAGGAAAGCAGTTCAACACGGAATATTGAATCCTTTCGGTTACCAAACCGTTATCCGTTGGTTTCCCTAGTGTGGTGAGGTAACGGAAAAAGGAAAGGTTTTTCTGACATGGGTTATATCTCACTGTTCCACAATGTTTTGCTTATCAAAGAACGCTTTAACAACGGGTAATTTTGCCCATAAAATTAAAGCGTATGAAAATAGAAAAATTCAAGGTGTTGCTCTACCTCAAAAAGAGCAGACCCGACAAGTCGGGCAAAGCGCCCATTATGGGACGTATCACCGTCAATCGTTCGATGGTGCAATTCAGTTGCAAAATCTCCTGCACATCCGACCTGTGGAATCCTCGTGAAAGCCGTCTGAAAGGTAAGAGCCATGAAGCCGTGGAGACCAATGCGAAGCTGGACAAGCTGATGCTCTCCATCCATACGGCATTCGACACGCTTGTGGAAAGAAAAGCAGACTTCGATGCGGAAGCCGTCAAGAACCTGTTTCAAGGAAGCCTTGAAACGCAGATGACCCTGTTGGGAATGACGGACATCGTCTGTGAAGATTTGAGGAAACGCATCGGGATAGACCGTGCAAAGGGAACTTACCCTGCCTATATCTATACCCGGAGAACCTTGGCGGAGTTCATCGACAAGACGTTTCGCACCAAAGACATCGCTTTCGGTCAGATAACGGAACAGTTCATTCATGACTATCAGAGCTTCATCTTGGACGAGAAAGGGCTTGCCATAGATACCTGCCGGCACTATTTGGCTATCGTCAAGAAAATATGCCGTAAAGCCTACAAGGACGGTTATGCCGACAGATGTTTTTTCGCTCATTTCAGTCTCCCCAAACAAAAGGAGAAGACACCAAAAGCCCTAAGCCGGGAATCCTTCGAGAAAATCCGTGACTTGGTAATCCCCGAACATCGCGCCTCCCACATTTTGGCAAGAGATCTCTTTCTCTTTGCCTGCTATACGGGAACAGCCTACGCCGATGCAGTTTCCGTTACGCGTGACAATCTGTTCACGGATGACAATGGCGAGCTGTGGCTTAAATACTGCCGCAAGAAAAACGAGCTTCGTGCCTGTGTCAAGCTGCTGCCCGAAGCCCTTGACCTGATAGAGAAGTACCGGGATGATGCTCGTCCGACCCTCTTTCCAATGCTGTACCATCCCAACCTTCGCCGTCTGATGAAAAGCCTTGCGGTTCTTGCGGGCATTAAGGAAGACCTGACCTACCATGCCGGCAGGCACTCATTCGCATCGCTGATTACCTTGGAAGCCGGCGTTCCTATCGAGACCATCTGCAAGATGCTGGGACACTCCAACCTCCAGACCACACAGGTATATGCAAAGGTCACGCCCAAGAAACTCTTCGAGGATATGGACAAATATATCGAAGTGACAAAAGATTTGAAACTTGTATTATAACACCCCATAGATAATAAATGAATTTATGCGTAGCACATTTTCTTTACTACTCTATATCAATCGCAACAAGGTACGTGTGGATGGTACAACTTCCGTACTTTGCCGAATCTCCATCGACGGGAAAAGCATGACGATAACCACGGGTATTACTTGCAATCCCAAACAATGGAATGCAAAAAAAGCAGAGACTGCGGACGTGCGGACGAACAACCGCCTGAAAGAGTTTCGAAAGTATGCGGAGCGGCTCTATGATGAAATGCTCAAAGAGCAGGGTGTGGTCAGTGCCGAACTATTGAAAAACAGGATAGCAGGTCAGGCGGTCATTCCTACCCATCTGCTCCAAATGGGAGAAAGGGAACGGGAACGCCTTGCCGTCCGTTCCAAGGAAATCGACTCCACTTCGACCTACAGGAGTTCTCGGTATTACCAGAGCTATATCCGTGAGTTCTTGGACTCGAAAGGCAAGGCGGACATTGCCTTTTCGGACATCACCGAGGAATTCGGACGGGAATATAAGGTCTACCTGAAGCGGTACAAGAACTTCGGGGCATCGCAGACCAACCATTGCCTTTGTTGGCTGAACAGACTGATATATCTTGCCGTAGACCATGAGATTATCCGTGCCAATCCTTTGGAAGAGTTGGAGTATGAGAAGAAACCGCCCTCCAAACGAATGCACATCAGCAAAGCGGAACTCAAACAACTGCTAGAACTGAAACTGCCCGCCAATGACCCATTGAAGGAATTGGCTCGCAGGGCTTTTATCTTCTCCTGTTTTACGGGACTTGCCTATGTCGATACCCAACTGCTGTATCCACACCATATCGGGCGGACTGCCGACGATAGAAGATACATTCGCATCAACCGTAAGAAGACGAAAGTGGAGTCATTTATCCCTCTGCATCCGATAGCGGAGCAGATACTTGATTTGTACAATACGACCGATGACACGCAGCCGGTCTTCCCTTTGCCAAGCAGAGACATGATGTGGTTTGAGATACACGAACTGGGCGTCATTATCGGACGCAAAGAGAATCTGTCCTACCATCAAGCCCGGCACAGTTTCGGATCGTTCTTGATTTCCGAGGGGATTTGTACGGAGAGCATTGCCAAGATGATGGGACATGCCTCCATCACCAGCACGCAGACCTATGCGAAGATTGCAGAGAAGAAGATTGCAGAGGATATGGATAAGTTAATCGAAAGAAGAAAAAACAATGAATATTGAATTACTATGAAAAGAGAATTCATAACCATTGAGGAGAATGGGAACGTACACGTTCCTACGACTTCCATTTGGATGTCGGCTTGCGAAATAGCCGATTTATTCGGCGTATTCTCCGGCAAAGTAAACAGCCACATCAAGTCTATCTTCAAAGAAGGATTACTCAGAGAAGATGAGGTGATGCAAACGCTATTGTTTAAGGGTGGTGCAGTGGATTTATATAATATTGAAATGATAACGATGCTGTCATTTCGTTTTGCTTCTCCACAAGCCAAAAGTTTCCGTAAATGGATAATCAGAAGACTGACCGAAAAGAAGAGAACAAGTCCTCCGCTACTTGTGTGTTATGGCAAAGGTGGATGGTACAGTTGAATATGGATACTGTCCTAAAAAAGTGTGTAAGCCCCATAGCTCTTAACTTTGTGGTAACAAGAAAAACAAACTAAGAACAATGGAGCTTACAACATCACAAAAGTCGGCATTTATTTCGGAAATGCTATCATCGGAGTCAGGTATTAACGAACTTATTCGTGTATTATTGAACACCTTCTCCAAGCAAGAACGTTCTCTTTTTGTCCAAGAGCATAAAGGAGAACAGTGCAATGGTTTCCGTCCCCGTCGATGGCGGGGCTATGGATGTAGCTTTGAGCTTCGCATTCCACGTACTCGTTCAGAGAGTTTCGAGCCCCTAATTTTGGGCATTCTTTCGCATCAAGAAAGCGAACACGCCCTTCTCTTCCATGAACTTTATACGCGAGGACTTTCGTGCGAAGATATTGGCGCCGTGTGCGAACGCCTCTATGGTCATCACTATAGTAAACAGCAAGTTAGCTTCCTTTCCAACACGAGTAAGGCAGAGATATCCAAGTGGTTAGAACGCCAATTGTCTCCTCACTATTTGGCAGTGTACATTGATGCAACGTTTGCCTTTACTCGGCGAGAGGATAGTGTCTCTAAGGAGGCTTACTACACGATGCTCGGTCTACTTCCTGATGGTAGTCGCGAGGTGCTTTGTGTGGTGAATCATCCCACAGAGGGAGCGTTGAATTGGGAGATGGAGTTGAAAGCACTCAAAACTCGGGGCATGGAACGGATAGATCTGATTATCTCAGATGCCTTACAGGGTATTGAACGCGCTATTTGCTCGGCTTTCCCTCAGTCAGCCCATCAGTTATGTGTTGTCCATTTCAAACGACAAGCCCTTAATGTTGTGTCTAAAAGGGATAAAGCTCAGATGACACAGGAGTTGGATGAGTTATTCCCTATTCGAGATATAGGACTTACTCCCATCAAGGCATTTGAGAAATTGTGTACATTTGCAGAGCGTTGGGGTAAGAGTTACAGGAGTTTCCTCTCTCTGTCTTCCCCTCGCAATATAGGCTACTTCACCTATCTGAGATTCCCAGAAGAAGTTCGGCGTATGATTTACTCCACGAACTGGGTGGAGCGCCTCAATCGCAGCTATAAGCGTACGTTACGTATGCGCGGAGCTTTACCCTCGGCTGATGCCGTCGTATTCCTCTTAGGATCTGTTGCCCGAGAGATGACAGAAAGGACTTATGCTAGGAGGTTGCCCTACTTCCAAGAGTGGAGTATCAAATAA